GCAAGCAAGAAGCGGAGATATTTATCTATGATCTTATGGCGAACAACGTCCTAAGAAAACCGGATGCCCCTATCTCTCAATACCCAAAACGGGTTCAGGATAAGCTCCCTCTGGGGAAAAGAACTGATGGTAAAGTAGCACAACAGGTTAACCGGTATGCCAATGTCAAGAAAAAAGCATATGCAGACCGGCTAACGAATCTTACTTTGGCCCACCATAAGCACAATCTTGAAATCTCGGTTGAAGGGGGGTCCAGCAAAGATCTTAAGCAATTTTCGAAGTCCTTTCTTGGTCTGAACACCGAGATTCTTGATAAGAAAACAACGGACCCGGGGGCCTGGAGAGATAACGTCGTAAACCGAGGAGACTTCCCCATCAAGGGGATGCACACCACGGATGATGAAATTGGCAAACCCTTCTATGGGACGGCATATTCTGGGTATACGACATCTCCGTCTGCAGAGAGCAACGCTTCTCCGAAAGTAGGCCCACACGATCCAGGGCCACTCCCAGACGATATTCCAAGTGGGGAACGTTGGTCCCCCCCGCATCCGGACTCTCACCCGAATGCTTCGCCTGCTACCTCGGCTCCTCCAGAGGAAAAGGCCGCTAGTGAGCCCTCCAAGAAGGGTAAATTTCATTTCTCTATCCGGGGAAAGAGAGATACCCAAAGGACGTATTCGCGTGCGCACGAAACAGGACTTCCCCAAGCCACCCGTTATGCTCGACGGCCAGAGCAGCTTCAATCTTGGTTTGATTCGCTGACAACAGCCCAGAAGAGGATGCTTTTTGATCGGACGAAGTACAGCCCGGTCGTAAGCGAAAAGAAGGCTATGGAAAAGGCAGCACAGCTCTATTCTACGAATAACGTAGAAGATATCGCTGTCATCCACAAGTCGCTACAGGAGAAGCTCGAAACGGCTGAAGCCGCTATTAGGAAAGCGGAACTCTTTGACCAGGCGGTTAAAGAGAATTACCGCCGGTTGAAGCTAGTCGCTCCGAAGAGTGCAGAATTGGCCGAGAAGATTATGAAGAGCGAGGCGGCCCGGGAGCAGACGGCTAAAACAGCTAATAAGCTGTTGGACAACGTGTTCACTTATAAAACAAAGAAACTGCAGGTAGGAGACCAGACTGTAACGCAGTTTCTACGCGATGTTAGTGTGCCATTGTTGACAAAAGCAGATTATGAAGTCATTCGTATGAATGAACAGATTGCTATGGCCGCTGTTCAAACACAACACCAGTATGGTCGGAAATTCGGAAAGTACAGTACCGTTCTTGCCTTTTTCCGGGACATTATTTCCCCTCTAGTCGCTCTCTTCCTTCCCATGGATTCGGCTTCCAAGTCTGAAGCGATGAAGTACGCTCAACAACTATTCGGAGCCCCGTTCTGGACACGGCTGTACTTCAGCCATATTGAAAAGCCTTTGCCGAAGTACATGGGGTCGGATTCTCCCGTACCTTCAAAAGACACGAAGTTTGGGGCCGCTCAGAAAATGTCCAATCCGGCAGCTTCTGAAAGAATAATGGGCAAGTTCTATAATGACCCGGCTGGGGTATACTTGCCTCCGAGTAAAGCGGTTCTCCATAGCCGTTCTTACCCGACAACAGGGGAACGCTGGGGCCAGGTCCGGGATAAGAAGCTCACCCAGAGGTTCAAAGAACTCGTTGCCCCTAAGAGCGATTGGAGAAAGGGATTCTCTCGGAGGTAAAATGGCCCAGACAATGCTACGGAAACAGCCAGCCACCCGGGCTCCCTTCGGAAATGCGAAGGACGCTTCGTGGGGGGATAACAACCCAAATGGGGACCTTTTCCTCAAGGGCTATTGGCTTAACCCGAATACGAAAATCCAGGTAGAAATTCCTGTTCTCCCCCATGCTTTCGAACCAACCTTGAAGCAAACGGACACGGAGATCAAGCGGAATATCGAGTACCGGTCGATTACGCTTCCCCCGTTGTCTGTACTACGCGCTCATGGGCTTGAGGTAGAACGCGCTGCAGTTATCACTGAAGTTCTTGTGAACGATAGACACATTCGTAACTATAACTTCTTCCGAGGAGATTTCCCGGCTATGGTCAAGGGAATCGCCCGGAGGGACAACGTTCTTTTGATCTTCCCCGCAACCGACATGCCTTCAGCACGCCTCAAAAGGAAGAAAGTATTGGGTTTGTGGCGGTTGATCTTCGCCCCCCTTTTCCTTGGAGGGAAGCACTACTATTCTGGGCGGCTGGGGATGTTCATGGCGGGGCCGCCTGAGGTGCTACGCCGTTATAGGACCGCCTTTAATCTCCATACAGAGGAGAAAGAGGTTGATCGTCAGAGTCTCATGGAATGGCATCCTGCCGTCGATAGGGTTAGGCCCCCTCGGAAGCGTGGCCCACGCCCCGCGTATACCCGCGAACAACAGCGGATTTCGGCAGAAGTGATTGCTGAAGCCTCGATGCGGTTAAAGCAGGACCTGTTCCCGATTCTTTCGGACAAGATCGACCTAAACAAGACTTCCCCAGAGGCCCGAGAGCTGGAAGCATGGCTCGGGGCTCCTTCTACGAGTCGAGAGCTTTTGCGTAGAACCGATAAGGGGGGCAAGGGGGCTATTCGCACTTGGGTTAGTCAGGTTCTTGTCCCGAAGGTTAAGTATATTGTTAAGGACGAGGCTAGTATCGCCGCCGAGCACCTCGGGCGCTGGGTTATCCGCCAGATGTTGGGGGCTTCGGTAGCGATGATCATCGACTCGTTGCAGCAGACTAAAATGGCGCAAGCAGAGAAGCCGGGCTTCTTCGGCCGGACTGTTCAAAAGCTAAACTATTCTCCTGGGGCGGACCCCTTTGTAGTGGGCTCCACGGCGATGCATTATCGCCAGGGGAGTTCAAAAAGTCTGCAAGAGGGTGATCTTGCTAAGATCATGCGGTATGTCCAACAGCTCTATGTCATGAAGACAGGGGACTATGCGGCGGATATTTCGCAAGTATTCAAGATCGTAGTTGACCCCAGAAGCACAGCTCTTCTGAAGATATCTCTCGCCAAAGAGCACATGAAAGCGATGGCTCAAATGACTCCGAAGATGCTCGGTCAATTCGCAACCGAAAAGAAGCTGAACCTACCCTATTGCCAGTACATCGAGAGGTCGATTATCCCACAGATTGAATCCGAGACCGCCCAGTGGTATAGAAGTTCTGCCGAGGATATATATTAACGATGCACCCAGAGCAGGAGCAAGAAATCCGCGTTATCGCCGAAGAGATGGACCAGTTGGCTCTTTCTCTTTGCAAACATTACGGCATTGACGAGGATGAGGGGCTGGATATCGTTCGCGAACTCCCGGGGCTCGTTGGTAAGCTTCAGGATAGAGACTATGCAGGACTTGTCCAAGAGGCTGCCAAACGGATCAGGAGACCGAAAAACCTTAAATTCGATGCTCCGGACCCCGATGAGAAGTATCCGTTTCATCCGAAGTTTCGGCCTAGGGTGACGACCCCTACTACATTTAACGAGCATTTTTCCCAAGCAGCGAAGCCTTACATCGTTGCTGTTATGCGCCGTATTGCGAAAGACCGTAATCTCGAAGAGCCTGATGCCAAGACTATTCAGGCTGTTATAGATAACATAGACTGGGCCAAAGCGGCGTATGAGGCTCGTAGTCTACCCGAGAACCCTACCAAGCAGCAGCTAAAGCGGGTGATGAAAAAGCTTTGGGCTCCTGTGGAAAAGGTACTGGATATCGTGCCTTTCGAATGGGCATGGCATGCTCTTCTGGGGACTGCCGTAGCTATCTATTTCTTCAAAATGCTGAAGGGGGCCTTTGACCCGGACGATAAGGCTAGTGTAATCTATAAGATCATGGATAAGGGCTTTAACGTCTACGCTCGCTACAAGAATAGACAACCTGTAAAACAACAGTACAAAGGTTTTCGTAACTGGCGATGAGTCTTCGTAAACAGCGTACCATGCTCAAACTAACTGAGCTGAAGATTTCTCCTGAAATTAGGAAGACATTAGTTGAAAGTATACTCAACAAACAATCATCTCCACTACGGTTATATGCGTGGGATATAACCTATAAGGATACCGCCCAAGAAGCCTTTTTCACTAAGAATGACGCGATCAAGGACTGGTATACGGCACAGCGAATATGGGAACAGGAAAGGGAATGCCCAGGGGTTCTCCTATACTCTTGGGAACTCCCCCCTGCTGAATTAACGAAGTATATCCAGAACGGAAAAGTGGCCAAAATTCCCCTCAGTGAGAACTGCCAAAAAGAGATCGTTACCCCACCTAAAAACTTCCACCAAGACATGCAGCAAACGGTGAAACCACGAAGCCTGAAAAAGCAGTAGTGATCCCCAATATGTGTACCTCCAACTAGCTTATTGGTTGACTGGGAACTGGTGTAAACCACCGGATTAACAACAACATCATTTAGGAGGTATAGAATGGGTTACCCGAACATGGATCTCCAGAGCCTACCGAGCAGCATTGAGCTTCGTGTAGGTACTGACCAGGCGGAGAGGGCTCTCCAGCTTGCGTACTATCAGGTCTGGGCCGGAATTCAGGCTTTGAACATCATCGATGATCTTGGTCTTCGCCCGGACGTTGTAGTGGCCGCAGGAGACGAGGCGAGCTTCGACACCGCCCTGGACAATCTGCTGACTGACCTTGTGGCTGCAATGGTTCACTTTGACGAGATTTGGTCTTACGTTCCGTAAGGATAGATAAGTGCAACCTCGTCGTCTGATCGGTGCTCAAATTATCCCAGGGAAATCTATTTCTAGATTCCACCTCGCGGTAGAAAATTCGATGCTCCCGGATTCGGCGACGGAACTGCATGTTTCACACTACCCCGATGGAAATATTAATGCTGCCGCCCAGTGGTATAACGTCTACGGTCATCCGACCGAATTCGATTTTGCTCTGTTGCGGGAAGCCCTAAATATCGATGAGGAAGACTGGCGTATTCTTGACCATATTCTGGGGAGTTATCGCTGGGCTATGTATGAGCACGCCGAAGATCCGAATCGAGCCAAAATCCGTGTAGATGTCCTGGCTATGAAGGCTAGGGAATGGACTACGACGTATTTTTAGGAGACCTCTGATGAACGACTTAATCGAAGTCATGCCCTTCCAGTATCAGGTTGTAGAATCTGATAATGGTGGGTTTCGCGTCGAAGGTGTTTTTCAGCGGTCAGACGTAGAAAATGCGAACAAGCGGGTTTACCCCCGCAGTATTTGGGAGAAACAGCTTCAAAACCCAGATATCATCGAGAGCATTAACAGCAGGTCGATGTACGGAGAGCTGGATCACCCCGCAGACGGTAAGACCAAACTTCAAAGAGTGGCTCATCTTATTACTGGTCTCGAACTCAACGAGGACGGGACTGTGACTGGCTCGGCGGAAATTCTGCCCACTCCTAATGGCCAAATTCTTCGGGCGCTCTTCGAATCGGGCGCTCAGGTTGGCATCAGTTCCCGAGGCTCGGGGAGTGTCCAGAATGGCCGTGTTCAGGAGGACTTCAAGCTTAGTACTTTTGATTTCGTAGCGCGACCGTCTACTCCGGGAGCGCTCCCCCGTCCATCGGGGGGATTCAAAGGAAGCCGACACGAAGAAGTTGAAGATGCTCATGTTTCTGTCATTGAAGACGATGACGAGATGGCAACCCCTGAGGTTGAGGCCATCCTGGCAGAACTGAACAAACTTCCCCTATTCGAAGACGCTTCCGGGAGAGACTTCAACGAGGTAGCTCGTGATGTCATCAATTTGTACAACGCTGTTCAAGATGAGGATCTCCTTGTTGACTCAGAGGTTATCCAGGCTATTGCGGAAGATACTCTAGAGTTAGACCAAGAACTTCTACGTTTGGCAGCGAATAACCCGAAGTATCAGGCTGTGGTTTCGGATTTGTTAGACAAAGTTGAAGGCACTAGACAGACCGCTATCAAGCGGTTTTCGACCAATAACACCGAGGAGGAAAGATCTATGAACAGCAGACTAGAGTTTATCGCACAGCGTCTGCAGGAGCACGATGAAGCTGGAATGGACGAGGTCGAGACTCTCCGCCAGCAGCTAGATGAGCTGTCGGATGACGAGCTTATCGAGGTGGCTCTTGAAGCAGGCGTTATCGAACTTGACGAGGACGAAGGGGATGCCGAAGAAGTGACCCCGGAAGACCTCTACGACTACATTGAGGGCCTAGAGGGAGAACTGGAAGAGGCAACTGAACTGATTCAGAACCTGGCCGCTCGCCTAGAGGAGTCCGAAGATGTGGATGATCTGTCGCTGAAGTACGAGACCGCGCTGAACATCATCCAGGACACCGTGAATCGCTACCAGTTCTTGGCTGAGGCCGTTGGTGGTGAGGACAAGGCTCAGTCGTTGATGGAAGCCTATCTCCAGCGGATGGAGAAGAGCCTTGAGGGCTCAGACGTTACTGAGGGCGACCTGAATGAGGATGCCTCAGAAGTCGCGGATATCGAGAAACTGCTTGGCAGCAACGGTAACGATGAGGGATCTGTCGAAGACAAGAAAATGGCACGTTATCAGGAGCTTTCTGAGGCGGCCATTGAGCGTCTCGGACTAAACTAAGGGAGGCTATGATATGGCTGCTCAGGAAATTCGTGCTATGGGAGCAAAGGGGAAGGCTCTTGCAGAAGGCAAGTGGCGTCCGCTAGTCGAGTCTATTGATGACCAGGCTACCCGGGAGCTGACTGCTATTCTTCTGGAGAACGAAGACTCTTTTATCAGTAACATGGAAGAGGATGTTCGGATTCAGAACATCGGTTCTTTCGAAAAGTTCGTGTTTCCGATCGTGCGTGCGGTGTTCCCGAACCTTATCGCGAAGGATATCGTTTCGGTTCAGCCCATGACCGGTCCAACCTCGTTGGTGTTCTATCTAGACGCCGTTTACGGCACGGATAAGGGCACCATCTCGGCGGGTGATACGATGTTCAGTGCTCGTAAGGGCCACCTTGCGGACGATCAGTATTCGTCCGAGGCCATTACGGGGGAGTCGCAGGGGACCTCGCTGGCCCAAGTCGGGCAGAGTGGTACTCTGTCTTTCGGTTCGGCCCGTCCAGGAACTGTGTCGATTGCCATTGCTAAGGCAGGTGGGACTATCACTGCTCGGGACAATGGTGTTGGTGGGTTCAGTGGTACTGGTGTGGCTTCGGGTACCATCAACTACGCTACTGGCGCGTGGACTCTGACCCTTGACGCTAGCCCGGGTACTGTGGCGATGACCGCCAACTATTACTACAACTCGGAAGGAAGCGCACATATCCCAATCGTGGACATCAACCTGTCCAGCGTGCCGGTGCGAGCAATTCCTAACAAGTTGCGTGCCCGGTGGTCGGTTGAAGCTTCCACCAACCTCAAGGCCGTTCATGGTATGGACGCCGAGAGTGAGCTGGTGGCGCTTCTGTCTGAGAAGATTCGGTGGGACATCGACCGGCGAATCCTCAGCGACCTGTTCACCATCGCAAGCGCAGGATCGGTGACTTGGAACAAACCGGCTCCGGCGGCGGTGTCTTATAACGACCACAAGCAGACCTTTATCGATGCTCTTATCGAGGCATCGAACCTGATCTTCCGGGCAACTCGTCGGGGGACTGGTAACTTCGTGGTTTGCGGAACCAACGTGGCCAACGTTGTCGAGTCGCTGTACGGGTTCCATCCCGCAGCCGTGGCTGGTAACGGTGTGGTTTTCGTTGGTACCCTCCAGGGTCGGTGGTCGATCTATAAGGACCCGTACATGGATGCGGATACCTTCCTCGTTGGTTGGAAGGGCAATAGCTTCCTTGAGGCCGGGTATGTGTTTGCGCCGTACGTGCCGCTGTACACTACCCCGACCTACGTGCTGGATGACATGCTCAATCGTAAGGGCATGATGTCCCAGTACGGGACTAAGGCGATAAACGGGGACTTCTACGCCACGGGAACCGTCACCTATAACGTGGTCTAGGCATAAACGCTAAATCCTAACAACAAGGCCCTCAGCTACATGCTGGGGGCCTTGTATTTATTAGTAGATTGGAGGCCGAAATGGCAACAAAGAAACTGTTCAAGTACATTGGGCGTGTTCCAACCAATGTGTGTTGGAATGGCGTCTCGTTCCCTCTGGCGATGGGGGATATTATTAAGTGCTACCCGGAGTTTATCGCTGCCTTTATCCCCGCGCAACTTTACCGCGAGGTGGAGACTGGGGTACCCCGGCATGAGTTCAATAGATCCCCCTTCTTCCTGAGGCCCGATCCAACTGGCGGGCTCCCGATGCGTTCGGACCCGACAGCGGGACCACGCCTGAAGGACAGGATCTGGTCCCCTGCGGTCATTGACGAGATTATTGACAACCCCTATGACCTGGGAGGAGACCCCAAGCTGGAGATCTCTACTGCAGAATCTATCCCCGCTCCCCCAGAAGAGGTTGTGCCCGTTGGGACGACTGCGGTAGAAGAGACCACTGTTGAGGAAACCGTCGTCGAGGTGACTGAAACAGCGGTGGAAGAGACCATAGTTGAAATGGCTGAGTTGCAGGTACACCAAGATCTAGCTCCGACTCGGACAGAGCTTCGGAAAAAGCTGGTAGACGAGCTGCGTTCTTTGGTTTACGAAGTTCGCGAAGCTGGGTGCCCGCTAAACCCTGAAAAGCTCGATACCTTCAACGAAATCAATGATGACACTTCGAAGGGGATTCTCTTCTCAGCGCTTTGGGAGTACTACGGTTACGACAACGCCGAAGGAGAGTAAACTATGCCGACTCCTAGCCAATTTGATGAGGGGTTCATCATAGACTGGGTCCGTAAGAAGCTGGGGGACCCCACTGTTTGTGTCGAGTTAGACGAGACAACTTTCACCCAGAATATTGACGATACACTGGAGCTGTTCCAGAAATACCAACCCAAGCTCATATATGACTCGAAGCAATATGACCGGGGCCGGTATTTGATCGAAAAACCCCAAGAAGATGCTATTGGCGTCCTTGACGTAGAATTTTCTCGGGCAGATTACACTTCGTACGAAAATATAGAAGGGGCGCTTTTATACGACCCCTTCTACTTTTTGTCTGCCGGTGGGATCAGTGGCCTAGACGTGACGACATACGACTTGGTGAGACACTGGACAGAAGTCATAAGCCGCGAATTCGGGGCGGAAGAGGGGTATGTCCTTTTAGACGATGGCCGTGTGTTTATCCAGTGCCCAGGCATTATGAATGTTACGATTATTTGGTCTGTTCCTTACGAAGGGCTGTGTGATGTAAGAAGGGCGTATTATCTACTATTTCAACAGATTGTTTTGGCCAAATCCCGGCAGATATTGGGTAATATCCGGGCAAAGTACGCTGGAGTCCCCGCTGCTGGGGGAGTAGTTCAAATGGACGGGGAGTTCATGCGGCAGAAAGGGGCAGAAGAAGAGGAAAAATACGTGGATGAATTAGTCCGTTCTTGCCCGTTCTACATTCCGTCTCTGGGGTAACTTATGCCGCTGTTTTCTTGCACAAAAGACCGGGCTCTTTTAGAGCAAATCAACAAGGAAATGTATCAACTATACATGCAGAAAATTGACGTGTATAAGCTGCATTTCAGGACAGAGACTTTTGATCTGCTCTACCACGAAGATCTTAACCGGGACATCGAAGAGGAACCTACCTATTCGGTGGCCGGGTACGCTAATGTGGCGGATAATGGGACCGCTAATTTGTATAAGCAGGGGCAGCAACTTGACCGTATGCTTTTCGTCTATATGGGGCGTAAAGACTTAGAGGACGCCTTGTTAGGGTTAGGGCTTGACAAATACCGAGACGTACCTACTGACGGGGACGTTATTCGTCTTCAGGACGGTTTTTGGGAAGTCATTACGGTAGACCCCGAGGGATACCACATGAATGACAGGAACCATCCTTTTGACTTTCAATTTTTGGTAGTTCCGTGGCAAAGAAAAGGAACACCAAAGACGGAAATTGAAAAGCCTTTTCGCAGGTATTAATGGCTCATCGCTTTCGTATTTTCGCTAAATCCAAAAAAGCCCTTACGGGGGCTTTTAAGCTTTTTCGAATTCCATTCTTCCAGAAAGAAAAAGCGAGTATGGAGGCCCGCCAGGACCTTAATGCAAACCCCATGTTCTTGTCTATAAAGGGGGTTAGCCGAGATATGGCGGAAGAGTTCGCTGATGACCTCAAGACTATTCTTTCCCGCCAACTCATCTCTTGGGTTCCGCTAAGCACGAAGTACGCTATGAAAAAGCGGCAACTCGGGCTGGACCCTAGAATCCTGATAGCCACAGGCCGCTATGTGGCAGCCATCGCTCCTGTTCAGAACCCAGATGGGTCCTGGACAGTGGCGGTCCCGGACGAGCCACTTCGTGCTGGGAGTAAGCACACGCTCAAGGACTTAGCCCGCTGGTTAGAGTACGGAACCCGAACAATGCCCGCTCGCCCTCATTGGCGTCCTGCCATGCAAATATGGCGAACAAAGATTTATCAAGTAAGGCGACGTGTGCGGCACGATATCGCTAAAGAGTTGAAAAAGGCCGGGTTTAAATGAGCATTTATAGGGAAGACCGTTTTGCGGACCAGACCCGTGAAGTAGCACAGGAACGGGTAGAAAACTATGATGTTATCCGGCGTCATGACCTGGCGGTAATGAACTATTTCTCTTTTTGGGTTCCCTATCAAGATCTATCTACCAATACCCTCCGGGAGAAAATGGTTCCTATGGTCTTCGCTACCCCCCGCAGGGAGGCATCGGAAAGGGACATCCATGAGATGGATGACACTCGACGGACAGCGATGGAATGGGATGGTGACTATCCACCAACCGCTTTGGAACGCATCGTATACCCGAGTATCGCTGTAACTCGCCTAGACCTTACGTTCGACCAAGTGCGTTTTACTTACGCTCCTTGGCGTAAGTTACTGTATTCTGACGACTTAAATATGGTTCTCCAGTCGAATTTTCCCCTACCCTATAATTTCACGTATCAGTTTGACTTCTGGGTGTTAGACCAGGCTGAGTTGAACATGATGATGGAGCAGTGGGCACGTAAGTTCCCTCGCCCAACCTACTACGTGGATGTCCTCTACCCACCCCCGTGGGGGGAACAGGGCGTTCACATGCAGAGTTCGGGGCTGTTTGCTAATACTTCTACTCTAGAGGGCGGGGAACAGCAGAGAGAACTTCGGGGCGTAGCGACAGTTACTTTATTCGGGTGGATACCTCTCCCGACTTCTTGGGTGCGTACGGTGCAAAAGATTACGTTGGAACTTGTTGAACAAGAATCTGAGACGATCCTCCAGACCCTAGAAACTGAGTGGGCAAATAAACCCACCTTCTGGGAAACAGGGGATACCTCCCAGGTATTGGAGTGGAAATGAACGACCCCCTAGAAAAGCTGCATAATGCAACTAATTTGCGTCTACGGGCTGGGGCGAAAGCCGGGAAGTACTGGCTCCTTCGTTCGGAAGAGCGCGAGGAGCTTATCCGCCGTGTTATCGAGGACACGATGTCCTCTTCTATCGGAGTTTATAATATGCCGATGGGGGTTTCTCAGAGTGACCCTGCCATGGGGGGTAGGAACCGCTTTACTAAAAAGCAATTGCGCTTTGCTATTCAGGGCCTTCGGCAAAAGAAGTCTTCTGAGTAGAGATGGGTTAAAGAGCTTTATTTAATGACCTATTGAGGAGGGTCCATGAAACGGTACCTCATACGCGGATTGACGGATCAGATGCGTTCGATTTTTCTTCGGAACCCGGAGACGGGGAAGTTCTACCAGCGCAAGATCCGAAAGGGTGTCAGCTACCAAGTCACTGAAGAAGAGTTGACTTTCCATGTTCATCGGCAAGCAGGTTTCAAGGTAGTGGCTATTACGGAATGTGATCCTGAGCCCGAAGAGGAAACTCTTCTGATTGAGAGCGTAGTCCCCGCCCCGGAGGAAGCCCCGACTAAGAAGCGCGGCCCTTCTGTGTGGGATAATATCCAAGAAATTGACCTAGAAGCCAACGAGATTGTTTTGGAGGAATTTACCGAAGGAGATAGTGAGGAGGCCCCCACTTCGAAGCGTGGGAAGGGGCGCTCTAAGAAGAATAACGATGAGATTAGTGAATAAGGCTGTTTTATAAGACCTTTTGGAGGTTAAGCATGAGTGTGTATGTTTCTCCTGGCGTGTACACAAGGGAAATCGATCTTTCCCTCTACGTTCCTGCCCTTTCCACCACTATCGTGGGCATGGTCGGCGTTTCGGCAAAGGGACCGACTCAGGAACGTACTTACATTACTAACCAGCAGCAGTTTATTGATGTGTTTGGGGAGCCGGATAGCACAATCGGCTATGAGGCGTATGCCGCGCTTCAGTACCTTCGCCGGGGTCGTCAGCTTTGGTTTGTCCGGGTCGTTGGGGACGCCGCAGCGTCAGCAGAGGGTACTTTCTCGTTCGCAACGGCTGTAACTGGGGAGCATCCGACGCCAACTCCTGCTTTCGATAGCCTCGTAAAGAACTTCACGCTGGCTGCTTTTACGAACCTTGGGGACGACGGAATCGTTCCTGGTTCAGTCACTATCACGGTGACGAAGAGTGATGACAGCTCCGAAGTCTTCACAGATGACGGCGCGGGCATTCTTGACGGCAGTGTGGACGGGGCCGGAACAATCGATTACGCCACTGGCGTAGCTACCCTGGCCTGTGGAGCCCTCGCTCCGAAGACAGGGACGACTGTTAACGCGAACTATAGCTACTTGTCAGATGCTTTTGTTGCCACCGCTACCTCTGAAGGTGAATGGGGGAACAATATTGCACTGACTATCGCGAGCGGAACACTCGCCGGTACGGTTAAGATTACCGTGCTGTATAACGGTGTGGCCGTTGAGAGCTTCAACAATGTTGATCTCGATGACACTACCGGGAACACTCAGTTCATCGAAACCAAGATCAACGGTGTGTCTGAGTACATTACGGTAGCTCTGGACGCTGCTCTCACAGCTTCCTCAGCTCTCCCTGTTGTGGTTACTGCTTCGGCACTGACCGGGGGAGACACGGATGCGACTGCCGTTGCGGCGGCAGACATCATCGGCGAGGCTTGGGATGGAACGCTTTCTCAGCCGACCGGTATGCAGCTCTTCGCTTCGCCGAGTGCGGTAGACATCAACCTGTTGGCCGCTCCTGGGTGGTCGGACGGTGCTGTGGCCCACGCTTTGATCGAGATTGCTGAGTCCCGTGGGGACTGCATGGCCATTATTGATCCGCCGGAAGGGCTCCGTCCTTCGGAAGTGGTGGATTGGCACAATGGTACGGGAACCTATGTTGGACAACACGCAGCGTTCAACAGTTCTTATGCGGCAACTTACTGGCCGTGGGTGAAGGTGTACGATGCCTACAACGGCGAGTATGTGCTCACTCCGCCTTCGGGCCACGTTCTAGCCGTATTCGCGTATACCGACTACTCGGCAGAGAGCTGGTTCGCTCCTGCGGGCATCCAGCGGGGTCGTGTGATCTCGGGTGTGGATGTCGAGATGGGTGCAACTCCTGGGGAGATGGACCTTCTGTACGGTGACGGTAATGCGGTTAACCCGATTGCTCGGTTCAACAAGGATGGCATGGTCGTTTGGGGCCAGCGTACCTTGCAGCGGGCTTCTACGGCCCTTGACCGGATCAACGTGCGTCGGCTCCTTCTGTATCTACGGAAGGTCATTGCCACCGCGTCCCGGTACCTCGTTTTCGAGCCGAACGACGAGAAGACCTGGAGGCTCTTCGGGCACCTTGTTATTCCGTTCCTTAACGATGTCCGTCAGCGCCGTGGTCTGTACGACTTCCGGGTGAAGTGCGACGAAACCACGAACACCCCGGCGGTTATCGACCGGAACGAAATGCGGGCGCAAATCTTCTTGAAGCCGGTGAAGGCTGCCGAGTTCATCCAGGTGGACTTGGTGATCACTTCGACCGGGGCAAATTTCGACGAAGTTTTGTACTAAACTCTAATGCCCCGTAAATTTTCCCTCCATGAAGCCGAGACCCGGACCTGGAAACAGGCCCTGGGTTCCCATGTTCGTCAAGCAGGAAAGGCCCTTAGCGGTAAGCGTCCTGGCGTAGTCCAAGACCTTAAAATTCTTCGCCGCACGAGTAAGGCACTCACGAGCCCTAAGCAGAATGTCCGGTATGGGCAGTACGCTAATATGGTAGCTTCGGGCGTTTTAGGCGCGGGCCAGAGAGAAAAGCTCAAGGGAAAAATCGCAAATCGTGTATCCGCCGAAACCAAGCTACAGGGTGTCCGCAGGGGGGCTCAGTACCGCTTAGCTCGCAAGGCGGCAATCGGTGCTCTTGGTTTAGCGGCTGCTTATGGTGGCGCAAAAGCAATCAAAAAGTTCCGTAAACGGAACGATATTAACAACCCTAAATTCCGTCAATATGATGTCTACCCCGAACACCAGTATGGGGTAGCTCCAGTTCAACGTGTCAACCGCCCCTACTACCCAAATGACGAATTCGAGCAAGGGGGGCCTCCACGCCTCAGAGAAAGTGAGCGTGAGAGTATTATCCATTCACTTATCATAACTTTAACGAGCTAGTCTTTATTGGGAGACTCTGTGTAGGAGGGTTCTGACATGCCGTATTGGGAACCAATTGGATCTGACCTCTTAGGAGCTAAGCATATCGCTAATCCTGGTGGTGGATATGAGCCGCAGCGCGGGCACGACTTCGAGTTGCTTATTTCTCCTCCCTTTGGTGATGCAGAAATCCTCTTGAAGTCGGTAGAAACTTCGCTAGGTATTAGCCATAACAACGAACCTCTGCCGCTGCCGTACATGAACGAAACCGTGTACATCGCGGGTCGTCCGCTTTATGGTCCGGGAGCGGTCGTTTACCGCGACATGGTCAACATGGGTGTTTACGCCATGATCGAAGCATGGTCAATGCTGGTGTACAACCCTATCGATTCGACCATCGGGTACGCCGCAGACTACAAAAGCATGGGGACCTTGACCATGTACGATGTCAAGGGCCTACAGAGCCGGTCATGGGAACTCGTTGGTATCTGGCCGCAGGATGTTTCGCAGGAAGCTCCTTCTCACATTAACGGTGACATTATGCGGATTAACGTCACATTCCAGTTCGACAAGGCTGTTCCACTGTTTGCAATGTAATTTAGTTGCGCTATTCGAATCTGTCTATATAAGAACTTTCAGCCTGCCATACTTTTTTGATAAGGGGCAGGCTGTATTTTTAAATAGACAAACCCATAATACGTTAGGAGGAATCAATGGGTGACTTCGATTTTCTAGAGCCGATCCCGAAAACTACTGTGTCCGTCAAGCTCCCGTCCCGGGGGGTTTTATACCCTAAGGGGACTCCACAGGCTTCCGGGCAGCTCAATATGTCTCCAATGACCATGGTAGAGGAAGCCATATTCATAAACCCAAGTACCACAGGGAACATGAGTCCCACTGATCGCGTCTTGAAGAAGTGCATCCAGGACTCTGTAGATATTAACACCCTTATCTTGAGTGACAAGGTGTTCTTGTTCTACATGCTACGCGCCATTACCTATGGCCCGGAGTACACCTTTAATTGGACTTGTTCAGCAGCCAGCCCAACCGGGCGCGGGGTTTGCGGGCATAAGAATTCTACTACGGTTAGAATCCCAGACGATTTCAAGATGAAGTACCTATCGGATGAGGACAAAGAGCCTTTTACCGTACGCCTTCCAGAGACTCAGCGAGAAATCGCTTTTCGTCTATTACGTGGGTACGATGAGGCCGCAATTGAGAAGTTTACGGAGAAAATTGAGGAGAAGAAGAAACAGGGGCTCCTTATTGAAGACACAACAATTGCTTACCGGTTGTCCCGCCAGATTTTGTCTGTAGACGGGAAAGACGTTACTAAGGCCCCGGAGGACAAGCTTCTCCGGTTCGTTCTAACACTTCCTATCCGCGATAGCCAGTTCCTTCGTAACAAGATCGCGTATTACACTCCCGGGATTAATACCGATGTTCATTTGCGGTGTGCCGCCTGCAAGGCCGAGGAAGAGGGGGACCTACCTATTACGGTGAATTTCTTTCGCGTCGTCGATGAGGACGAGGACCGACCAGTTGAACATGAAGTTCGAGCTGATGTACTACCTGGGGCTGGGGTACCAGGAGATAATGAAGATGGAGATGACGGAGCTTCAGTGGTACCACCAGAAGCTTTTGGAGACGAAGAAGGCGGAGACGGAACTAGAGCAGTTGAAGCTCGACGCAACGTTGCTCGCCGCGTCGGGCGCAGCTATACGACGCGCCGTAAATAATAAGAGAGGAGGATTACCCTCTGAAGGAGAGAAATCGTGACCCCGGATCTCGACCAAACACTATCCCTTAAGGCGCAGCTTAAGGACTCCGTTTCTCCGCAGCTTCGGAAGATTCAAGAGCTTGCTAGATCTACGCGAGCCAAATTTGAAGAGGCGGTTCAAGCTTTCTCCTCTGGGGGGGAGCAGATGGGGAGTTCGACCCAGAAGGCTGCCGACCAAGTGGAGCAGAGTTCGGCCAAGATCAAGCAGGGGCTCACCGAAGTAGCACAGACCTTCGAATCTACAGGCGAGGCTGCCAAGACTAACTCAAGTAAGATCGGTAAGGCCGTAGAGGATGCCCTCTATACAAAGGGGGCGTCTTCTCGTATTGACGAGCTTGAGAAGGACCTAGGGGTTCTGAACAAGACCTTCCAGTCTATGGCTGCTTCCCAGAAGACAGTTTCAGGAAAAGCCCGGACTATGCAGGCGGTCGCCCATGATAGCCTCCATAAAAAAGTTATCCCGGCCTTCCAAGAGCTGAATGCGACCCTGAATGACTACCCCGAAACCCTGGAAGAGATCAACAAGCTTGAGCAGGATCGACTAAAGTATCTGGAAAAGGGGGAGGGGCTCCTTTCTAAAGTTAAAGACCGTGTAAAAGGAGTAGAGTCAGCAGTAAACACTATCCAATTGGGGGTTCAGGACGCTGTAGCCGCAGGGACTACGGGGGTGGTGGGTTCGGTAGGCATGGAGGTTCAAGAGCAACAGAGAGGGGCAGCACGCATTGCCGGGGCGGATTACTTCAAGACTTTGCCCCAAACTCTAGCGGAAGTATCTAGGGAAGCCGAGACCACGATAGATAACGTCCAACCGATCACAGAAGCCATCATGGAGCTTCGTTCGGCCCCCAGAGAAACCTTAGGCCCGTTAGTAAAGGAGATCTATAACATTGAAAAAGCTTCCGGGCTCGCCGGGGCCGAAGTAGCCCAACTATATGACCACATGGCCCGGCTTGGGGGTATCAAGGGCGAAGATATGACGGTCCTTATGGACCAGGTTAAGTATTTCGCAGAAGAGTCTGTGGCGAGTACGGACGAGATGTTTCAAACACTCCAAAGGGCCGGGGATCAAATCTCTCTTTTCAGTGGGGAAGCTCGCCAAGCTTTTGCTCAGGCGTCTTTAGCAGCGGCAGCATCGTCAGCGAATATGGGGTTAGGTGTTAGTGGGGCCGCAGATCTACAAGATAGGCTTATCAATGATCCAACGGCTATGGCGCGGGCTCAGGGGTTCCTGAACGCGGCAGGAATCGATAAGGATCTCCAAGGACTTTACTCCGCTGGAAAGCAAGATGAAGCTTTTGAAGCCATGGCTCAAGCCATGCGGCAACAGTTCCAGGGGGTTGATTTTGCTAATGCGGTTCAGCGGCAAGCCGTAAGTGCCCAAGCAGGGCCGCTGTTTGATGTTGATACCATTGCAAAAATCGTACAGAATGCGACTTTAACCGGGGAAAAAACAGGGGGGACTGCGCCTGAATTAGCCGCCCAAGCGAAAGAAAAAGCTCGTGGGAAGATGGCTGAAACCGCTGAAGTAACCCGGGCTACTTTTGTTGAGGAGCTGGAGAAAGCCGGAGGCGCAACCCAACAGGGGCTCCTGGAGTCTGGTAGAAAGACAGTTGAGGCTTTTTCGACGGCAACGGATAAAGCGACTGAAGCTATTTCCAAGTTTACTGATACCTTTAATATGCTGGATGAGAAACTAGGGGGGAAACTCTCTACTGGTGTAGCTGCCGGAACAACTGTTATGGCTGCTCGGACGGGGATGCGTGCTCTTGGTGCAGGAGTACAGCAGACGGGCCTCCCTGGAGCGGATGCTCTTGGGGGGATTGTTGGTGGGCAGGGGGCCTTGGGTACAATAGCCCATGTTGCGGGTGGGGCGTATATAGCTAAGGAGCTATTCTCGGATCAGGAGGATAAAACTAGCGAGGTTTCTTCCATTATTCAGGGGGACAAAGCCCGGAGAACCTTGGAGGTTGCCCATCAACAGGCTGTAAAAGCAGCTACGGAGTCTACGAATCCCGTGGAAAGAGATGCTGCTCGGCACATGACCGGAGGGATAGGGCTAATGGATGCCCCGCCCAAGAAGTCTTTTGGCCTGATGGACACGCCACCGGCCCCACCTTCGGATAAATCCTTCCGTTTGATGGACACGCCACCGGCCCCATCTTCGGATAAATCCTTCCGTTTGATGGACACCCCGCCCTCGAAGTCCCTTAGCCTGATGGAATACACGCAGCAAACCGCTGCTAGGTCCATGGGGCCAGAACCCGTGGCCCTGAGTGACCAATTGCGCCAAGCTATAGCGCAAGGAAAAGAACAAGGCGGGCCGGTTGGGTCAGATACCGTTCAAAACGTTATGAAGGCGGTGATTGCGGCTGTAGAAGTAGGGGAGACCGTTGAAAAAATCGTCGGGAAACTTACTTCGATTGAAGGCTTTGAAGAGGTTACTAAGCCTCCTGTTTCTGTCTCCAGTACTCTGGGGGCAGCCTCCCTTACTGAAGAAGAGAAGGCTTTCCGGCAAGAGATTCGGAAAGAAATCGAAAATTACAGTAGGGCCAGAGCCGAGCAGGGTAAAGGGTTAGAAAAGCCAGACCCGAACCTCGAAAAACAAACCCAACTCCAAACAGAAATGACTACACACCTGAAAGTCATCGCTGACGGTTTCAAGGCATCTCGGGGGAAGGAAGCTACCCCACAACGGCCCGGGTACACCCCGGCATTGGAACAAAGAGATTACTTTATGGATCTCGACGAGGGGCGTAGATAATGGCGGGGTATAACGGAGATACGCAGCACGCAAAGGTTGTAAGCCCCGAGGCTTATTGCCTTATCTTGGACATCGATCATGGGGACCGGTTAGAGTTCCAACTCATGCCGGATGCTATATCTGAGAATAAGAGTGCGTTCTACAACGAGACGCCCATTATTGGGAGAAGTTTACCGCTGCTGGGGTATTCCTCTTCTTCGTCCCGGACCATGGCGTTGAGTCTGACCTTCGTGGCACTTAACAGCGAAGGAAAGTACTCCCCTAAATGGGTTAGAGAGCAGGTTCGTTGGCTGGAGGCCAAAGTGTACCCGGTATACGAGGACGGCTTTAGCTATCCTCCTCCACGGCTCCTGGTCGTGGTCGGCAAAGCCATTGGCCTACAGTGTGTTATGACTTCTGTGAACACGACATGGCTAGGCCCCTGGGCGGTATCAGATGTGGAAGCCTCTCCTTTCCGGGCGCAGGTGGACTGCCAATTCCAAGAGTATGGGATGAACGAAGACGACATTGGGCACCCCCATGATCACGATGAGGCAAAAAACGAACGCAACCAGCGATTCGAGCCCGGTGGGTTGAATGCCTATGTTGATATTCCACTCTTCCTGTCTTCGGGGGCCTAACGATGCCAATCAATAAGACGCTTTTAACCCCGCTTAGCCAGGGGCAGGTGCCCCATCGTACACGGAATATGCCGGGGCGGTATCGCAAGTCCTGGGCGTACCAAGACGATGAAGGTAGATATTTTCTTGGTACTTTTCCTGCAGTGAGCATTCCTCCCCACGCAAGTGACTCCATCTATGTCTTGGAGCCTGGGGATATCGCTCGCCCAGACTTAGTGTCCTACAAGTTCTATAAGACCCCCGCCTACTACTGGGTTATCCTTTGGGTTAACGGCATTAATGATCCTTTCGAAGAAATGTTCCCGGGTAGAACGCTTCGGGTCCCGGCCTTGCGCCGTTTGGCAGAATATGGAGTAAAAGCTTAATGCTTGAACAGCGCCCTTTGATGTACCAAACCATGACTCCCTTTGTGGAGATGTTCATCAATGGTGTGGACATTCTCCGCAGTTCGGATGGTCGGCCAAAGCGCCTCGTGTCTTTCCAGCACACCGATGTGATGAACGGGAACGGGGACTGGCAAATCGAGGTATTCGACCCAGATTACACGGGAGTGGAAGAACTTCTTCTAGCCATGGTTGCGAAGAAAGACCCCGCCGCAAAAGTGGAAGGGGAAGAGAACGAGGTAGCTTCCCCCGCTCTTTTTCGCTATGGGTATATCTCCCAGGATGGAAAAGTTATCTCTGCCCCCCAGAGCGGAGAGGAGTTTTTTGTTGGGCAGATTACACATTTCGTCCCTTCCTATCAGCCACATGGGACTTTCTTTACCGTCGTAGGGAAAACGATTTGGTCGGGAGACTGGGATTGGGCGGTTGAGAAACGGGCTTTCTACGAAACCAATATCTACGACATCATTAAACGGGTCTGTGACATCCAGGGTTGGGTGTTTAAGCCTCTTGGGGAGCCGGAGGACGCTGAAGAACTTCCGGAAGGGAAACGCCCAGCAGTTCTCCTAGAGCCCCAACAGGGAGTCGATGACACGGAGGAACGACCAAGGAGTTTCCGTGTTCAAGACAAAGAAGGGCCATACGAGTTCGTAAAAAGGCTATGCTCTGAGGCTCGTACAACCGACCCTAAGTACCAGGGGTTCAGTTGCAAATTAGAATATCGGGCAGACGGCTCTAGGACAGACACAGGAGTATCCCCAACAAAAGTAACCGGGTATCTGTACTTTGGACCGTCAGATGTCCTTGCCTCCCCTGTAAGAAAATATGTCTACATGCGGGACCCGAAATCGGATATCCTTTCTTTCTCCCCATCGATTTCTGTTGCGGTTGCAGTAAGAACCGGGGCGGCAGGGGCGTATGTAAAGACAGACGATCCTTTGAGAGGAGAGACTTCTTTCCACGCCTATACAGAACTTGACCGGCATATGAAGTACTTCACTAACCGGAGGCTGAAATCCGGTATGACGCTTGCGGAGCTAGGAAACATACAAGAAGGTGAGCCTGAGGAAGAGTTACCCGAGCCCAAGTATGAAGGGGCCGCAACCGGGCCGACACAGCTTGCCCCGCAAAGGAAGCCGGAGCCGGATGCCGCACAAGTGGAGATCTCTTCTCACGTAACAAACCGGTTTTTGACAGACCACCAGTATATGAATGTCTGGTTACACGCCCAGAACTTCGTTAATGAGGCCACCTTAGAGATTGTCGGAGATCCTTATTTGACTCCTCCGAATTTGATTGCCGTCTATATGTTCATCCCCGTGGAGGACAACGAGTTTCGTGTACATTGGACCTCCAGTATTTGGAAGATAACAGGGGTAAGCCATAATATATCTTCCGGGACATACATCACACTTTTAGAGCTTGTTCGTAACGGGTATAATGTGGAAGGCGGGATTACAACTTTGGCCTTGTACAATACCCTAGCGGACACCATGGACAAAGACGCCCTTGAGAAGTTAGGGGCGTAGCCATGGAAAAAAGTCTTTTCCGTCGTGAATTGAAGAGGTTATCTGGACAGCAGATGACCGATTGGTTATTCCGGGAAGGGATGCACACCCCCCGGTTAGATATCCGCCGAGGAGTGATCGAATACAACCGTGACCCACATTATCGAGGAAGGGTTCTGGTGCGGGTATTGGAAGACGGGCCTGAGATGAAAATCTCGGACCAGGATGTCTCCCGGACAGCAACTTTTGATTTGGCTTGGTGTGAGCCCCTGTTTCCCTTTGGGGGCGGGATGGGTTATGGTGCTTTCGTAGTTCCGCCCGTTGGTTCCCGGGTCTTTGTCCTGTACGAACGGGGGAATCCGGACCAGCCCCTTTACTTTGGTGGTTGGTACGCCAATTCCCCTCGGCAGCGTAGATACGGCGCTACTAAAACTACGCTTAAGCCGCCTAATACTCAGCACGAAGACGAGCCCGGGTATAACGAAAATGGGGAACCAGGAGGGGATTATCGTTACCCGCCTAAACCTACCCCATACGGGGGGCACTGGGTTGAGGAACAAGGGCCAGAGATCCCGTTAGAGCTGTTCAACACGCTAGACCACACCCCGGATAACCAGCTCTTCTTCAAGACGCTAAAGGGGGCTGCTCTTCTCGTCCGAGAACGAGACGAAATTGAAGAGATGACGCTGATTGATCGCCTTGGGGCGGAGCTTAAGTTCGAATCTGCTACGGAACTCCAAGAAGACGGGGTTACCCGGCGTAAGATGCAAACAGCCTCTTCCCTGCGCCCTATGGGCTTAGGGAGCCTGTATTCAGCCCGGCATAAGACCTCGTTACTGACGCCAACAGGGGCCGGATTAGAGCTAGAATCCGGGCTATCTGGCAATGATTCGGCACTATTCCAAATTCATCCAGAAGCCCCAGGAGAGCGTAATAAGGAGCTGCAGACCACCCGTATGGCCGTTGAGCTGGACGAGGGAGAGCAGCGCCTTCGGGTACTGTATATCGAAGACGGCACTACCATAGGGGAGATTACTTTCGATGCTGTCTCTAAGCGCATCGACATCCAAGGGCTGGAGCACATACGCCTTCAGACCGATTCTAGAATCGATTTAGAGGCCCCGGAGATTCGTATTAAGGGAGACGTAGAGATTGATGGGGAACTTCGGCATCGAGGCGGAGAACGCCTATTGTTTATTGACAACGATAACTCTCCGCACGACTCTCCGATGCGGAATGCTTGGGCGACTCGCCCTCAAGATGTGTGGGGGGACTTTCCCGAAGATAGCTGGCACCGAGGTGAATAATGGCTGACACTGATATTCCGGAGACTTCTTATGGGCAGCAGCAGGATGCCAGGCTGGAGTTCACTACAGCAAAAGGCGACATCCGGGACTTGTATGCTTATTACCGTCTCTCGGACCACGAGCTTACAAATATCACCCTAAAGGGTAAGGTCCATCAACGTGTTCCTGTCTGGTTTGAAGGACACATGAATTGGACATTTCGGAAGTGTACGTTCAAAGAATCCTTCTATTTTGGGGTAGAAGGGGACAAACTAACTGAAGACACACGAGGGACCGAAATAAACCCGGAACCTTTCCCGGAATATGGGCACAATGGTGTTAATTTTGAGCAGTGTTCTTTCGGAAAATCTTTCGAAATCCAAAACAATTGTAACGTTGTTTTTTATAACTGCTCCTTCGACCCGATCGAAGGTGAACTCATTGTAACAATTAAAGATAGTTGTCGAGTTGAGTTCATCAATTGCTCCTTTAATTGTGCTCTTACTTTCGACGAATACTGTGATGTAAACTTCCGAAATTGTACTTTTGAGTCATCTCAAAGCCATTTCATAAGAGCTACAAATCATTGTAAAATTATCGTCGATAAGTGTGACCTATCTACACCCCCGGAAGGCGTGTTTTTCGATATAGCTACAGACTGTTTTATGTCGGTATATGCTTGCGAAGATATCTCGTCTAATAACGACGTATTCGTAGTCAAAGACCAGAGTCATCTAAAAATAATTGATGTTGATTCCGTGTCATCCAGCCAGTCCTGTTTCATCTTGGAAGACAGTAAACTGGAGATTATGAATGCTGCGAGCCTGAGTAGCGAAAACACGCTAATCACTAGCCTGCGATCAGAAATCCTCATCCGGGCTGTGTCGGCTATGCAAGCTATGCAGGATGTTATTTCGGCAGATAACTCAGTCCTCCGTTTGTCCGGTATCTCGAACATCCTTAGTTCGCAAAGCAATTGTTTCGCCTTAACAGAATCCAGGCTATATGGTAAGGATATCTCACAAGCGGCAGCATACCGGGTCTGTTTCCTCGGTGAAGATTCTTCGTTAGAGCTGACCAACATCAGCACCCTGACCGGGAGAGACGGTGTATTTCATTTTTCTGGCGCGGGAGAGATACACACCCGAGAAATCGGAACCATCTCAGCGGAACTAGGAGACGCCATTTCCTTAGCAGAGGGCTGTAAGCTATTCATACACACGCTGACCTCACTATCCGCTTCACAAGGGCAGGCCGTTGTAGCGCAGGACTCCGAGGTGCATATCCGAAATGCGGCCACCATGGAAGGCCGCCTAGGAGCGGTCAATGTAACTAGCTGCTTCCTCTCTCTTTATGAAATCGGCAACCTCACATCCGCCGAGGGGGGCGCTTGCATACAGATTACCGAAGGGTCTTACAGCCTCCGAGATATCACAGCAATTACAGGAGAAATGGGCGGTATTTTGGTCAATACCTCTCGTGGCGTAGTCGAAACCGTCGCAGAGATATCGAGCGCTTCTGGACCCGCTGTCGAGATTGATACCTGTTCCGGCCCAACAGAATGGGAAAACATCTCTACAATCCGTAGCGATACTGCTGAAGCGCTTGTGGTTAATGGAGATGTTAACAAGCTTCAATTCCATACGGTGTCTCAGATTCTGGGGAGTATTTCCTCGGGAATAGTGTGGGTCCAAACGGGAGGTGTAGCTTCGCTGTTTGACATCGACTATGTCTCCGCTGAAAAAGCAACTGGTGCTGATTTCTCCATCTCCGGGGACACAAGCGAGCTATACATTTCGAATATCGAAAATATCCTTTCCCAGGAGGGGGTTGCCCTGAATTTGACCGCCTCTGAGGGAAGCAAGGTACGCATCAAGGAACTTGGCTCATTGGAGAGCCAAGAAGGATCTCCTCTTGTTGTTAGTGCCAGCGGCCAAAGTACCGTAGCTATTTGGGGGATAGACGCGGAACTCCTGACGGAGGAGGCAACCGCTTGTCAACTCACTACGACAGACGAAGCCACGCTAACTCTACAGGAATTCCCCGGGGCAGTGTCCGAAAAGGGGACCGCGCTTATTATTAGCGCCCAAGGGGAGTCTTCCCTCGTCGTAAAGGATTTCGGAGACCTATCTTCCCAAGAGGGGGGCGCGGTAGATGCCACCGTTGGGGCAACTTCACGCGTGAAGATGCAAACAGCATCGAGCATTTCTTCTGAAGAAGGGACTGCGCTCACTGGAAGTGTACAGGGGGAATTCGTAGTCGATGATGTGCTTGCCATCAGCACACAAAAAGGACCTAAAGCTGTCGCAATTACTGGCTCTGGGGCGACTTCCGCCGTAGAACTGACTAGAGTTCCTAAGATATCTGGAGACGAGCCTTCCGAAGACCTCGTTAGTATCCTTGGAATTCATCGTGTTCTTCTTCAAGAAATCGACGAAATAACGGTACAGACTTCCGCCAAATATATTGTGTTTATTGAAGGCTCTTCTGCTGAAACCGGAGAAGTTAAGTTAATTGATGTCCTGGATGTGAATGGGGTTTGCCGTGGAGGCGTAGCTCTGCGGTATTACGGGGAAATTGTCTGGCATAATATTTCTGGGCCGGGTACGGTATCTTGTGAAGAGGGAGCTACTTACAGCGTCCTGCTATCTTACGCCCGAAAAGCTTTGATTAAAAATTTCTCTGAAATCGTTAACAAAGACGGTTCCATCGGCGGGGTATACGCTTACCAAGTTCATGATATTTCCTTAGAGGACATTGATCTGATCGAAGGCAAGCGGGCGGTTAATTTTCTCCTCGGGGAAACCCGTTATCGCATCTTTAATTGCAAAGAGTTGTTGGCCCCAGAGTCTGGGGAACCGGCTTGCTCTTTAACCGGAAGAGCAATCATAGACATTAATGGTGGCGACGACCGGACAACGATTGAAGCTAAAGACGAGAACACGCAGGCCCTCTTCATAGAAGGTGCTATGGCGAGCGCCCCGGAAGCACGTCTTTACAGCATCACAGTTTCAGCGGATAAAGGACAGACCACCCTCAACCAGGTCACCTTAGACGCTCACGAGGTGGTCTTAAACGGATCTGTAACTAGTAGCTCCGCGTATGGACGGATGCTGAAGTGTGAGTTCAACTGTGGCCTAAATGTTGATAGTGGGGATCTCCGAATAGTGAGAAGCCCCATTAATCTTGGACAGAACTCGGGGCCGGATAAGACGCTTACGATCAATGATTCTATCGTCTTTCTCGATTTCCCAGAAATATCTGGCTCGGAAGGTGTCACTATTTCGGGGTCGATTATTGAGTTCGCCCACGCAGAAACACCTCTTACTGGTGCAGAAGAGTCTTGGAGCATCTACGATACTGTCTTCCGTGGGGATAAGGTCGCTTGGGGGAAAGACTTTCTCGCTCTCGACACCTCCGTTCTCCAGCTTACCAAGGTGGATATGCCGGACAACGATATCACCTTGGCTGGAGAGGACCAGATTATCGAGGGGCACCATGTCGCCATTGGGGCGCTTACTCTTGGAGAAGACAACAGCGGCTTTCTTAGCCACGCAGTATTCAGCGATGACATAACTGTTCAGGCCGGGGCTGTTCTTGTCCAGCTTGGGAAAGAGTACGCAAATAACATCTCTTTCGCACAGAAGGCTGTTGGTGTTCTAGCCGGGGTTTCGTCTGTAGATAACGGAGAGATCTCAACAGAGAGCGATGTCTCCCTCATGCTTCTGGGGTTGGATGGTCTGGGTACTGATCTCGACATCGGGGCTTCCGCTGCCGTTATTGTGAACAGGGCGGTTCCTGGAGAGATTGACATCGCCAATAATGCTGCCTTCTTGGCTAATGGGTTGGAGCATGATGGTAGCCTGACCACGGAGGACGATGTAGCGCTTATCCTGAACAATTACCAATTGAACACGGGTAAGATGACCCTCGGCCCACGCAGCGCCGGGGTATTTGTCGAGGCGTTCAGCTTACAAACCGAGATTCAACAAGACTCGGGAGCCATGATCGTTGGTTGTGACCTGCGGCAAGTAGATATCGATTTGAACGTTGGTATTTTGGCGGCAGATTGGGAGTGCAACGACGGGCATATAACTACGGGGATGGATACGGGGATCGTGGGGGCTAGAATGCGGCTCCCGGGAGAGTGGCGGCTCGGGCAGAATAACGGTTTCATATCTGCTTGTGGGAGTGGTACCTGGAACAGCTCAAACGCGGGTATCGGCGTCATTCTCGCCCGACATGACCGCGATCTCGACATAGGCGGCTCTGACATCGGTATTATCGGTGTGTCGTTGGACAATGACCTTGCTCTGTCTTCCGTCGAAAGCGGCGTTATCATCGCTGGGGGTCGTGGAGAGTACAGTGGGATGGGTGCTATCGTCGGGGCAGATGTGGCGACGGTAGACAACGCAGCCACGGCCATTATTTCTTTGGGGGCAGAACTCACCGCAGACGATTTGGTTGGCGTTGGGGTGAGTTCGATAAATGACCATGATGCCGGGGTGGTCGTTGGCTCTGGTGGTTCCTGGGAGGCCACTGAAGGTTCGGTGATAGTCGGAGGGAGCTACACCACAGTAAGTACTCTACAAGGACTTCTCGCTGTGGGCGGGGCTGTTACTTCGCTGACGGGCGGAGTTAACACCGGGATCAATGTCACTGCGACAACCGTGTCTAGTGCAGTAACTGTTGGGAACTACGGGGGAATTCTTCGCACAGGCGGGATGGACACCTCTACCTCTTCTGGAGGGACGGGAGCGGGTATCCTAGGCGCTGGCGGGAGGGTGTCTCAGCTTGTTGTTCCTCCTGGCGGCGGGGTTATAAAATCCGGGACGTATCAATCTGGGGGAGGAACAGGATGGTCCGACACTGGAGGGGTTATATCCGCCGGGTTACCTCAGACAAGCGTTCCTATCAATTGTGGTGGTGTTTTTGCCACAATGGGTTCTGGGGCGACGGGGATTGACGGTTACGGAGCCCGGATTGTCGCGGGAGGGTACGTGGGTAATACTGGTGTGGCTATTTGTGCAACTAGCGAGGAGGACTTCCATGCTATTAACGCTGGGGCCGGGAGCACGGGTATTTTGGCCTGTAGAAAATTCCTGCAGTTGTACAACTTCGGGGGGGCTACTGTTTCTTCTCAGTCCAACGGCTTAGTGACTGCCACTGGGGGGCTAGGAAGTGGTATTTACCTCGGGAAAGATATCTATGAGCCTTCTGTGGGCAATGCTCAGAAGCAGTCGCGAGCAGCAAAAACGGCCATTTATGACTACGCCCCGGAGATTCACCATAACTTCTATGAAGAGATCGAGCTGTAGGGGGTTGAATGGGAATTCATCCTTGGGGGCAGAATGGCACGTTAACTACTGTAGCAGACCCAATCAGGTACAGATTTAGTGGGTACGATGGGATCGACCCCCACACTTTTGTTGGTGGTTTTGCAACAGGAGGCCCTATAGAGGCCGCCGCAGTTGGGTCTAGAACAGAAGGACTAGCAGAAACCCTTACCGGGTCTTCGAATACGTTTATGGCCTGTAAGCCTGTTACAGGAGGACCCGGTGACGGTGGAGTAGTCACCACTCTTGATGATGCGTCTACGTTGACGGATACAGATGCATCGGAGCACACTTTTTTTGCGGAAGGGGACTAGTAATGTTTTTGTATTCGCCTCAATTGCCTAACCTCAATATCCCCCACGAGTTTGTCCCGAGGTCTGTGCATAAAACTCCGGAGAACAATTCGATCGCTGTGGATTTGTCTGTGATAGAGAACCTCCCTGTATTTCCTGCCCGGGCTCCGGCATTATCAGCCGTGATAACTGCTGCTTTTTTAAATTCTTCTTCACCGGGGGCAAAGCTTGTTCTCCCCGATCCACAAGAGATGTATGACGTGTTGGCAGCGAAAACGGGGCTTGCCAGCCCAATATACGATATTGTCTCGGAATTGAATCTACTGTCTGCCACACAATTCGTTTTACACCGTATCGCAAGTTGGAAGCAACTTCAGTTGGTTATAGCCGAGGGGCTTTCCCCGCTTGTAGGGCACACCGTTTACAGCAGTTTTATTCAGGCAGAACACACGGGTGTTGTCCCGATGCCGAAGCGCGGGGAGGGTTTATTAGGTGGCCACATAGTTAATCTCGTTGAGTTTAACCCTGTGGATGACACACTTAAGGCCCTGAGCAATCTAGGGGGCGCGTTTGGGTATGAGGGCAAGTTGACTTATCGCGGTTCATTTATCCGAAATCTGGCTATTTGTTGTGACTTTTTTGTGCTGGTACCGGGGAAAGTGATTTATGCCAATTAGTGACGAAGAACAACTGATTGCAAGATCTACTCTTGACGCGAATCTCCGGGAGATTATCGGGGAAGATATCGATTTTCCTTTTAGATTTACTGACGCTCGAAAGGTCGGGACAATTCCCCGGTCTAACGCTGGAGAGCGTATTAACGATGCGATCCATATCATTCTCTCAACACGAATTGGGGAGCGTCCTTTCAATCCAGAGTTCGGAAGTAGGCTTCCGGAGCTGGTGTTCGAGCCCAACGATGTAACTCTCCAGCGGCTTCTAGTTTTTTACACGTCTGATGCTCTGAAGCGCTGGGAGAAAAGAATTGAAGTAGTGTCTGTCACGATTATCGAGGGGCTTAACCAAGACCGTAATGAGGTCGGGGTGCATATTGAGTATCGAATCAGGAACTCGCACATTCGGGGGAGTTATGTATATCCCTTCGTTCTTGAGGGAGACAGCACAGCTAACCTCTACACCGGAGTAGAGGCCGCTAGACTGGCTACCCGTGGTCAGATTTCGGAGTAGAGATGGCAACTAAATTCAAAGCTGACTATTTTCTAAAAGACTTCGCCACACTCCGCGAAGAAATGATCGCCCGTTTGCCTATCCTATCCGAAGGCAAGATCACCGACCTGAACGAATCTTCAGTTTCGGTCACTTTTGTCGAGGTGATGGCTGCCCTTGGGGACCTTCTCGGGTTTTACTTGGACTCCAATGCGCTAGAGGCGTTCATATCGACCGTTCGTCAACCAGAAAATGTCTATCGTCTAACCGACCTTATAAACTATCGTATTCGGGAAATCAGCTCGGCACAGGTGGGCGTTCAATTTTCTCTCCCAAATGCTTTGACCGAAGAGGTTTTTATCCCCGAGGGGACGCGAATCGGAGTAGCGGCAGGCGGGGGCGCGGGCAACGTTGGGCTCTTTCTTACCCTAGAGAACACCACCATCCCTGCAGGGCAACTAACCAGTGAGATAGTCACGGCGCAACAAGGGTACCCGCACACAGAGACTTTTACTGCAGACGGCACAGCTAACCAATTTGTTCGGCTGGAGGCCCGGGATATCGACCCCACCACTATCGAGGTCTACACAGGGAACATCAAGTGGACTCCGGAAGAGAGCTTCCTGTACAGCGAGGAAGATGATCTCTCTTTCGTAGTCAAAACCGATTACCTCGGGGTAACTCGTGTGTGGTTTGGCGACGGAAAATACGGTCGGGTGCCCTCCATCGGAGAGTCCATAACCGTTAAGTACACTCAGTCTTCCGGCAGTCAAGGCAACGTCGGCGCAGGGTCTATCAGCCTTGTTTTTTCTGACATCCGAACAGTTCGTACTTCTTCTACAGTTACGGGGATCACCGTTACAAACCCTGAAGCAGCGGCTGGGGGAAGCGACAGACAATCTCTTGAGCAGGTCAAGACAAATGCTCCTGGTTCGTTATCGGCGTTGTACCGCCCCCTTACGAAAGGAGATTACAGCTCCCTAATCGCTCGTCTCGGTGGGGTACAACACGTTAATGTTTGGGGCGAACAAGAAGAAGACCCGCCAAGCTACGAGAACATGAACTGGGCCAACGTCTGTTTGGTCCCTGTCGGTGGCGGGCTCCCTTCAGAGAATCTTCGGTCCATTGTCAGGGATTATCTCCTGGAGTACCAGCCCATAACGGTAAGAATCCGGTTTATCGACCCGGATTACGTTTACCTCAATATCGCCATGAGTGTCTATACCACTCCTGGGTACTCGCAAGAGAATGTCAGGATTCAAGTTACTGACGCAATCAGAGAGTTTTTCCAACTGGAGAATGTTCGTTTCGGTCAAGATCTCCGACAGTCTACTTTCTATCGAATCGCGATGGCGGTGGAGGGGGTAGACCATATGTTCATGTCGGACATTGAGATCTATGACCCCGATAGTGAAGAAGTTGTAACCGATGGGGAAGAGGTAGTGCTACAGAAGTGGCAGGTTCCGGTTTTGAACGAACTCACGGTAACTGTATACGAGGCTTCGGAACTCCCTGCCCCGGATCTCTACCCCGATGAAGAAGTATAGAGGAGCACACAATGTCTTTCCCTATTATTGGTTCTAAAACAGTATGGGCAGATTGGGACGGCTTTGGCCTTGGGTCTTGGCGGATGTGGTTCCTGGCCCCCTATGGTTCTTGGGTGTACGCGGGATTTGTGAAGGACAATGTGGCTATCTTCAAGAAGATAGACATTGGGTCCAGCAATACCAATTACGAAGTCTCCTCTTGGGATTTTGGGTTGGTTTCGGACACCCCTGCAGATATCTTCCCTTATGAGCGCCATGCGGGCGGCCCAAACGGCGCAATGGGCTGCGGCGTTATTCGCGGGAGCAGTCCTTACCTTTATCTCATAGGCCGTAGTACCTCTGTGGTTTCAACCGATACGATCCTCCAGCGCTTTGATGTCCCTGGGGGGTTTGAGCAGGTAGGTTCTGGGTGTGTTCCCCTAGACACAATAGGTGGTGGTGGGGACCCTGTGGATATAAACCACATCGCGGGTATCGAGGTTGACTCAGGAACTGCGTTCTACATTGTTACTAACAATAACGATAGCAACGAGTTCCTCCTACGGAGATACGCTTACCCGGGTACTTGGTCTGGCGCAGATGTTAACCCGAGTCACGAAGTTGACCTCTCTCCGAACTACATGGAGAACAACACCCTGGCTCGCATCCGGGGAATCTCTATAGCTTCTGACGATAACATTCTCGTGTTTCTGAACACGGGAAACACCGCTACAGACTGCACCGTCTTGAAGTTCGACAAAGACGATCTAAGCTACTTGGGCAGGACGACTTGGGCTCCGAACATTTCTACCTCGTTGTGGGGGTATATCGTCAAGGCAGCGGAAGTCTTCTTGTATTTTGAGGGCTTGGATAGCAACAGCTCGTATGCTTGGAAGACGGCGATTTACTACGACCGGGCTACCCAGATCCCGGATGCCGCTAGAAGTAACTTCGTTATCGACAACAACCTGACCACCTTCGGATCGGATGAGGCTGTTGTCCTGGAATACCACGCTCGGGATGCCTTCAATATCGTCATTCCTGGGGTGAACACCAAGTTCGTTCTGGACGGGGAAGACCCAGATGACGAGACTACCTGGACAGACCGACTAGGGAGTATTCAGGACGATCTAGGGGACACGTTCTTCGACGCTGCCGGAGTCCCTACGGCCATTCAAGCTATTGTAGCCACAGACGTGAACGGAATAGCCACGGCGTACTACAAATCGCCCCGTTCTGGCTCGGGGACTGAGATCGACGATATCAACGTGTACTGCCCTTCGGATAACTAATGGCACTTCCGACTCCTCCTTCTACGCCTCCGGTAGAAAGCTCTAACCGGGTATTCGTTATTGACCCGCTATTGGGCGGGGCTAACCGGGTATACCTTATCGAGCCTTCTCACATGGTGGGGAGAATCGCGCTTATCCCCAAGAATGAGATCGCCCGAGACCGGGGCAACGTTATTATTTCATCCATCACACAGACCTATTTCCAGGATCACATTCTGGATTTCCTCCCGTATGAATACTGGAAGATGGATCTAAAAAGTACGGAAGAGGGCGGAGGGGCAGGTTCATTGAATGCCTTCATGCAGGTATTCGCAATAACGTTGGATGAGATCAAGCAGGCCATTGACGAACTCCCCTTGCTCCTAGATGTTCAGCACTGCCCACCAAGATATCTTCGGGCCATTGCAAAAATGCTGAACTTCCCCCTAGAGGACACAGACTCCACAGCAGAACAACGCCGTCAGTTGAGCATGGCGATCGACTGGTATAGGTCTAAGGGCAGCCGTCGAGCTTTTCGTGCCATGCTGTACGCCTTTGGGTTTGACACCGACATGGTTCCGCTTTGGACCGAAGACTATGCGGTCTTTACTGAGACCATCCCCGGAGTAGCCAAGGGAAACGACCCCCCGAATGACTATCCGCTACTTATCGAAAACGGGGGAAAATGGTATCGCTCCCCGCACTTCGGGATTCGTCTGCGGGGGCGGGTTCAAGATCGACACACGTTCATTGAGTGGGGGAGCACCCCTCAGGCCCTTATCGACGATTATGAAGACTTGGCAGCGATTATCGGGAATCACCGTGCTTGGTTAGAAATGGTAGACGAGCTGTCGGAGGCAGGAGCAGCCCTCCGGTATCACTTTGATATCGCGGACTATAACTACCTACGGCGGCGCATTGAGTTTCTCCGGCCAGTATTCGCGGTGCTGGAATGGCTAGAGTTCCTGACCACGATGCAGGAGAAGGTAGAGATCCCAGACGATGCCGCTCCTATCATGACGGCGAACCCGGTTAGGAGCGAAAAGGGCTGGTATCTGGGGTATTGCGACCTAGACGACATCCAGTACACCCGCCTGGATACACGGCTTTTAGGGCTGAATCCCTTGGCAGTAGTTTCTCCCTTGGCAGGGTCGCCAACTGTTAATAACGTCACCGACGAAGTAGCTTACTCGGTTGCGTCAGCAGGGTTGGCCCATGCCAATGGTGTTTTGGCCAATCCCTGGCTGTTCACCGGAGTAACTTTCACCGTTACTATAAGCGGCTCTCCAGTAGATGTTATTGACACAGACGCAGAAGGAGTCCTTTCTGCCGAAGGGATCATCGGGGTTATCGATTACTTGACCGGGGTTTGGTGGCTGGACTTCGACTCAGGGTATGAGCCGGACAACGGAACAGATATTGTCGTAGATTACGACTATTCGCTAGAGGTCCCCCCGTGTGACCGTTCTGGCGTTTTTCCTAGAGGATCAGCGGCGCTTCCTTATCCTCATTTGAGAGATCCCCAAGAAGGGTACTGTCACCCTCCTGAAGACCTTTATATCGAGGCACACATCATTTACGACGAGCAATACCAGCTCCCTCTTACTAGAGACGGGCTTAATCTGTACCTGCCTGCAGGGCCGGTTCCGTACATCGATCATGCGGACTTCCCTTCCCGGGGGTTCACGGACCTCGGTGGGGCGAACCACGCCAATACCTTAACCCGGGAGTTTGGATACGCCACGCGCCCCTTGTCTCTGTTGAGAGTAGAGGTTAACCCCAGTGGAGAGGTCCCGTGGGAAATGCAGTCTGATTTGTGGGAAAACGAAAATGAGCTTTGGGAAGTCTGGGGGCAAGCTCCTCCATAAAAATTAGGAAGTTGGTATTTTATTGATTAGCGGTTATTTGGAGTTATAAACCATGGCCCTTACAGGATCTCCCCCGTTAGCTAATTATTTGGACCTGCTCCAACTGGAAAACAGTGGTTCAGGGCTCCCCGTAGCCACCCCCCAAACTGTCTATGACGGCGCGGGGAATGCTTCTTTGTTGGAGCTGAGTCAACAGAGCATAGCTTTTACCGGCATTTTGAGCTGTTCTGTAGCTACCGGGCTCATCATGGACACAGGTGTCTCCCTTACTGGGGATGAGTTGATTTCAGACAAGATCACGTACAAGACCAATACGGACGTAGGTATTTTCTTCGGTTCAGGAGATCCGGAAAGCGCTGTTGTTGCAAGTCCGGGATCGGTGTTTCTTCGCGATGATGGAACACTCGGTTCGTCCTTCTATATCAAAGAGGCCGGAACGGGAAATACCGGATGGACGCCAGTGGAGCTTGTAGACTCGTTCTTAGACCTATCTGATACTCCGGGCTCTTATATGGCAAGCCGGTGGGTAAAAGTCAATGCTGGAGGAAATGCTCTAGAGTTTATCAGTTTTGACCCCATTGAAAAGCCGTCTGGAGCGGCACAGGGAGAAATCCTATACTTTGATGGTTCTGCTTGGGACAATCTTGGCGTCGGAACATCCGGGCAAGTTCTAATTACTCAGGGGGCGGGGGCGAACCCTGCGTGGTCTACGCCGGGCTGGATAACGCTTCCTGCCTCCCCGGCCCAAGGACAGGTACTGTACCACAATGGAACCGCCTGGGCGGCTCTCTCTCCTGGGACTAGTGGACAGGTTTTGACCACTAATGGCGCAGCCGCAAACCCCTCCTGGGAAGATGCGGTAACTGGGGGGGCGAATGTCTTTACTGACTTAACGGATGTCCCGGCTACTTACTCTGGCGGGACCGAATTTGTCATGGTCAATTCCGCAGGGGATGGGTTAGAATTTGTAGATCCTGCAACTGCGCTTGCGGGCTATATCCCCGATCCGGGCGCTGCCGCCGAAGGAGATCTTCTCTATTGGGATGGCGCAGCATGGGCTAACCTGGCCCTGGGTGCCAATGGGGAAGTGCTCAAGAGTACAGGAAGTGCCCTGGACTGGGGAACTGTTCCTAGTGGTGGCTCTAAAGAATATGTCACAACAGAGTACGATACGGGGGATACTTGGAGAGGCAAACCCATCTACGCTGTCATAGTTGATTTTGGGGCCGGGCCGAATAACACGACGAAGAGTGTGGACTCCGGTCTTGCCGTCAACGATGTTTTCCACGTTGTGGACATGCAGGTCATGGCTAATGACCCGCAGTATGGCTGGCTTGCTCGGGAAGACTCAGAGAACAAAGCCTCGTTTACCTACAATAAGCTCGATTATAAAGTATACTGTACCACCTCAAATGATTTGTCGGGGGTCGAATATCAAGTTCTGCTGAAGTATATTAAAGAGCCCGCCGTCATGAGTGGCACAGACCCCCACATTATTGCGACAATTTCTGGTGGTACGTGGGCAGGGCTGGCCCCGGGGGTGCATCTTCTTACCCCAGATAACTGGGCATATACGTATGCCCCGACAGGAACAGTACTTTCTCTGAGCAGCCTCCAGTGTACTTGGGAATGGACCGCTTCAGCGTCAGCAAAAAATTATAAAATTTCTCTGCACGCTCAGCTTAATAGCGCACTTAGAAACTCGACTGGGAGACTATCTTCTGTAGATGGGACTGTAACGGTAGCGGACAGTCGTTCATATACGGGAGCCGCTGTTGCTCCTTATACAGGAGCCATAGCCATAGGAGACCGTTTGTTTGACACCTATACTGTAGGGGGCGTTACTATCACGTTAGGGCGCGCAAGTACTTTTATAACTAACCCACCACAGACCCCATAGGAGGATTTTATGGGTTTGTACGTAATTTCCGGATGTCCTAGATCCGGAACTTCCTTAATGATGTCTTGTTTCAGATCCGCTTTAGGGGCAGAAAGAATTCTAGGTGAAGAGTTTCCTAGGGATTATCAACGAAAAACCCTGGAAGATTCCTCCCCTATTGAAGTCTATCGAAAACATCTTCGCGAAATCGTAGGTTCCTCTGAGGAGGAAGACGACGAAAACCAGGAACACGCCCATGATATGAACCCAGAGGGTTTTTGGGAAGACCACCGCTTTTCCGTAAAAGGGCTTCGGTACTCCAAGAAATTATCTAATTTAATCCGGGATATTATGACGGGGGGTAAGCCTTACACCGCTAAAATAGTATCTCAAGGACTAGGAAAGACGGACCCGGTCTATGTCGAAAAATTGATTGTTATGGTTCGCCACCCGAGGGCAGTAGCAAAATCCCAAGAAAAGCTCCGGCGAGAGAAGTACAAGGATCAGGACGGCAAGCTCATAGATTTTAACCAAGAGAAGATTCACACCCCCCAGATGTTTATCGGGGTTTCTATCCAACTTTGTGCCTGGCTCACGGATAATCCTCAAGTTCCTTGCCTATTAGTAGATTTTGATGACCTTATTGAGGACCCCTATTCACAACTAAAGAGAGTCCAAGAATTTATTGGAGAGGGAGACTTCGAAGCGGCGGTTGGGAACATCAAACCCGAACTTCGTAGAAGCTACCCGGAAAATGTGGCTAATACCTTGTGGGGTGAAGCGGAACATACCTACAAGTTATTGAAAGAACGGGACTTCAAAGGTGTTTATGAGTATTTCGAGGACCCTAAGAGGAACTTCAACCGGGAAACCCGGAATTGGATTTGTACCCGATACATGGCTGGGGTCGTCGAAAATCATTGTCGGGTATGTAAAGCGAGCCAGAATTTCAGAGAAACCCTACGCGAGTTTGCAGAGCAACAAGGTATTCCTTGGAGAGATCGCCCCTGTGTGTACGAAACGACTTTTGACCTCGATAACCCACTCATCTCCATGGAAGAGAGCGTAGCCAACAACTTTTGGGAGGCGCAGCATGAATCTAATCGATCAAATCCAAGTCCCCGAGGGGATTCTAGATCTCAGAGGCTATCACGGCATTACCGGGCAGCTACTCTATCATGTCCGAGGGCACAACATCGTAGTTAACAACGGTCGAGAGGCCCTTGCCCGTCTCCTGGGAAATGACCCCGGGGATTGGTACGTCGATACGATGAAGTTCGGGGATGGAGGACACGACCCGCTAGACCAGACTTCCATGGTGGCTGTAGACGTTACAGACGATGATCTCTACGGCAATATCCACATTTCCAAGGCTGTAACCGTGTCCTGGCCTGCTTTACGGAAGGTTACTTTCGAAGCCACGGTAGAAACTACAGAAGGTAATGGAACAGGCTTCCTGGAGTATTCAGAAGCGGGGCTGTACTACAACAGCGGGACTGCTATGTTCTCGCATAAAGCCTTTGGTTATATCGTTAAGAACGACACCATCCGGCTAGTGGCCACCTGGACGTTTACTTTCTAATGCGTCTATTACAGTTATTCGAGGCGAGGAAAAAGACAAACCGTCGCCAAGTTCGCCAACAACTGGCCCACACTTATCGTGGACCAGGCGGGGCGGATCTCGATCCTCAGCAATTCGCAGCTAACGCTCCTTGGAAACACAAGGTAAACGTTATCTTCCGCGAGATGGATGTTCCTCAGCCAGACCGGAGACGAATTATGGATTCGTTCAAGGTCCTTGAGAGAACTAAAGGCCCCGAATACATGCAGCTCCTGACCGTGAAGGCGCTAACCGATGTAGTTCATCGGCTGGTCAAGGGTTATGCTATGCAGCATTCCCGCCCTGTGGCGCACCAAAGACCGGGTGTATCTGGTATATACAATTCTTCGTATGGGTTCCCTTCTCACATGAGGATGACCCCAGACAGAGAGTTGCGCCATGCTACCCTGGGCTATGAGCTGGAAACAAAGAGTGGACGAGAACTGGCCCTTCACCCAGACCCGAAAGTACGCCGTATAGCTACGGCACTACACCCGGGATCGAATAACCAAGCCGTAGTGTATGATTTAAACGATATTCCGTATTACATCCTGATCCATCCTTACAAAAAAGCTCCGGGTTCTGCCCCCAAGGGGGAGGACGGAGTAACAGAGTTTACTGCAAATATTCCACACGGAATTCTTCCTTCCGATACTAATTTTGCGCTGTACAATAAGAAACAGATTACAATAGAAAAGTTAATGAAAACCCATTCCGGGATGGAAGTTCTTGCTTCGAAAAAAGAAAAAGATTTCCAAAAAGTTATTGTTTATTTCCAGGAATTAGCCTGGGAAAAAAGCCGTAAGTGGTTTGAAGCCTATACTTATTATCGTAAGGCCGAGAAGGTTAGAGATGAGTTAGAGCTTCGAGATCAACGGCAAGGGGGCCTGACATATGAAGAGGAAATGGCCCTTAAAAAGGCACACATTGCGGTGGATTTCTATCATGACATCATAATGGGTAAAGTCCCGAAGGGGCATTTTGCCGACAAGCAAGTAGCCGACCACATCAAAGAGGTCTCTCAGAACTCTAAAAAGGCGTATAAATGGTACGTATGGCTTCTGATCTCAGAGGCAGAATACGGCATCCGGCTTCCGGAACGAGCCCGGATGTATCCGAATTTTCCTACCACCCCGAGTGCCATTAAAGGACTCCCCTACAACTGGTCTATCCAGCCGAAGAGAGAAAACCAAGGAAAGTTCGATTGGGACGTAGATGTGATAAGGGGACTCGGATACCGGGGGGGTGATTGGCAAGACTTTGAAGAGGCCCTCAAGGCGTCCAGCTACAGGTTTATTCGAGGCGAAGGAGAAATTCAGCAGCTTTGGCTACCATTAGTAGGTAACGTCCGAGAAAAATTCGGGCTCAAACTGCACCCACAGAACATTAGTGACTACATTTCTTCGGCTCATCATGGTGGTGGGGCCTTTTCAACGGCTAAATATGTTGTGGGTAAGACAAGTAATAAGCTAACCGTAAGAAAAGTTATACAGGCCCCGCTGTATGTATTCCAAGCGGGGACCCAAAAACGACAGTTCGCCCTTATCCCCGCAGCTAACTATCACCAGCACTTTGACTCACCGCACCATGGGGGTGAGCGCTTAATTCATGGAGAGGCTAAACTTCAGTCCCCAGTGTCTGGGCTAGCCCTTTCGAAAGGAAAGAAGTGGGGTGACCGGCTTAAAAACCGCGCTCAGGCTTACAGAGGGGTGCGGGGAGTTTATCGTGGTACTGATCGCCGAAGAGACCAATTCGCTCCTAGAGACCCTGAACAAGAACGTCTTGTTCGGGATGCCGCTATGGCTGCCCAAAATATTGAGTTCGCACGAAAGGCGCTCTTACAGAAGAACGCCACTCAGCAACGAATCGCTGCAAGACAACAAAACCCGGCATGGGCAGGCCCCGATAAAACGAAGACCGGGCACAAACAGGGTATGTGGGTGGCCACAAAAAACACAGGCCGGAAGAAGTATGTTGTTAAACCCGTTCCTAACAAAGATTTGGAGCGGAGAATGTACAAATTTGGCGGGTTCGCCACTAAACCCCAGGACCGCCGCCTCGGGGCCAGGGACAGACCCACAACGAAAAAAGCTACCACCAAAGTACGGTTTCTTCGTGGAGGAGAATTGGATTATTTCACCTTCCCGGAAAAACAGTCTCGCTCGTGAATCTCGGAGGTAATAAATGGCTGTTTTTAAGCCTGTAATTTCGACAGTTGGGTACGGTGTAGGGAACGGGTTAGAACTCTTTGTTCAGACAGATATCTACCGTTACGACATCGATAACCGGCCCCTGGAAAACTTGGCTGCAAATGATGTCGCGTTGAAAGACGCGATTGATGCCCTCGTGGACGAGATAGAAGACTCCTACGACGGTAAGCAGTGGCCAACTGGATCGGACTATACCTGGGCCTCCCTAGACACCCGTCTGGATAACATGGACCTCTTCCTCCAGGAGTTGTTCGATATCCGGAATGTGCAGTTTTCCGCTTTCCAACAGTCGGCGAACTTCCTTCGCGAGCGGTACACGAGCGGGTTTATGAATGGCCCCTTCCCGGATAAGTTTATCCGGTCGAATTACGCGATGGAGAATAACGAGTTCATGCCTTCGCCCTTCGGGGGATTCTTCGTTCCTGAGAGCGCCCAGAAGCAACAGAACCAAGATGTCCCGAGCGAAGAGAAGCGCAATACCTTGGCAATTGAAACTCGTATTGAGCAGGACGGTGTCTCTCGCCCGGCAAACACTAAACCTCTCTATGTTCTGATGAATGGATTTGTGGTTCCTCTTTACAACAGCCATGGAGGAACTGCGGACGCGGCACAGACGACCGATTGTAAGATTGCCTTTGGAAACTTTGGCCAAATCACGATTAACTTCCCTCCGCCGCCGAGCACCGGGCATCGGTTTGACTTGGCTTTCTTGGAGATGTGGCTTGAGCCCATCAGTGCTTCCAATGAGGTTTTCTACCCATATGGTTCTCGGGATTATGCGATCTGGGCAGTAGAAGATCTCGCAACAGTCAACGGCACAGATGAAGCATGGTCCGGACAAGTCGTTGGCCGGGATATCGTTAAGATCACCGAAATCCGGAATTCCTGGGGGATGCAGGTCTATGTCCGGGATGACTCGGCCTCGGTTTCTTGGCCTTCCTGGACCGGAGACACTCCTGTAGCGCGAGATAATGGCTCCGGGGCTCTGGTAGAGGTTTCTAGCTCTGGCTGGTCGGGGACAATTGACTATGAGACCGGGGAATGGACACTCAACGCCCCCGCCGGTTCTCCTCCTGCCGCAGGGAAGAATCTCGTGGTTGTGTACCGCTACCAAGCGATCACTGACGCTTCCGACCCTCGGCTGCATGGGACACTCTCCTTCCTAGGAGACGGCAGCTACGTTCAAGTGCAGTACCGTATCCGCGTTGTACCAGACGTGGACTACGAAACCTATCATGACTGGATGACAGATACGGCAGTCGAAGCGCGAGGACCAAATTCCGCGCCTGTTGCTACCTATAACTTCCAGAATGCGCTCAATGACTTCCACGACGGGTCTCTCTGGTTTGCCGGTAGCGGAAACAGCGCCTCTAAGACGGACTTGGGTACTTTCGACGGTTATATTTATGCCCTTCCGCTGTGTGTATGGTCTCGGTTCAATACTACTGCCTGGTCGTATACAAACCAGAATGGTGGGGTTGACCGCCCGGATGGTTTAGTACAGTACATCCCTGACGAGCGCCACGTTCTCGATCTTCGTCCGGTCGTCTTCTCCGAACGGTATGACCTCTCGGCGGCGGCAGAAAATACTCTCGACAGGATCATTCGAGGGGACCACCGGTCCATCATGGGTCGGCCTTCTGTAGACGCCAACGACGATGGTACTTTTACGGACATTAGCGTTTGGGGCGTAGAGATCCCTGAACTATGGCGGGTGTACCAGTATTCAGGGCTAGCCATTAACGACAACATCGCGACAGTGAGAGACATCGGGCTCTCTATCAGTTCTGACCCGAGCGATGGTGCGGACTTTACGGCTCCCGTAGCCCACCACGATGGTATCCGTCGCGTGTTCTCCCCGCAGGAGGAAGTGCAGGAAGTTCCTGTCACAATTACTGATGTGACCTCTTCGACTGCAGCTAATCCTTCTCCGCTTATCACATACAATAACTCTACGGGGGTTATTACTCTGGCCACCACCAACGCGCAGTTGTCTGGATACTCGGCAGTGTCTGGCAAGGGCGCGATCATTAACGACTCTTATCCGCGCCTCTGGTGGAGAGGTTCTCGCCAGCCGGTTATTTACTCCGTCGTGTGGTCAGGGCTTGGCACCAATACGGCAACGGCAACCATTGACACTTCAGCGGCAACGTACGAGCCGAACGGTACTATCGACGGTATCGTTGAGGTTCTTTACCCGGAATGCACGGGAATCGGGCGTCCTCTGAAGTATTGCGATCACGTACTGTTCCACGATGGTGTAAATAACTATGAGACCGCGATTGCTGGAAACGAAGACGGTTCTCCGGACGACCGGGACACCATTCTTTGGAAACTCGACAACAGTTTGGAGCCCGGGTTCAACCTCCCCGCTGGGATGTGCTTCGACCCAACAGACACATATATCTACGTTTGTGACTCGGCCAATAATCGTGTAACTCGTTTGGTTGCAGCTACACTGGCTTACGACGCTCAGTGGCCGACTCCTGCAAACTATGACGCAACCTGGGATTTGTCTACGCATTTGCGGTACCCCGCTGATGTGGCCTGTGACGCCGCTGGTAATGTGTACGTGGCAGACCGGGATACCCATCGCGTAGTGAAGCTCAATGCTGGGCTGACCGCCCTTCTCGGGGCTTTTGGGGACGGCACGGGGGCGAACAGCGCGACACACACAACTAGGCTGCTCTTCCCAGAGGGCGTAACCGTCGATAGCTCCAGTAACGTTTTTGTCGCGGATACGGGGCTCTATCGTCTGGTTAAGCTAAACAGCTCCTTAACCTATGTCTCCCAGCTCGGCGACGGGACAAGCGGTTCGAGCAAGAGTCAGTTCATTCAGCCTATGGGGTTGGATTGTGGTTCTGTGGGTGGCGACGAGTATGTCTATGTCGCTGACGAGAGCCGTGTAGTTCTAGTAGACCCCACTCAGATGACCATGGAGTCGATTCTCGGGTCCATGATGGGTGCGGACATGCAGGCGTTCTTCCGGAACCACAACTGGATGTCCATTGATGAAGACGCTTCGGGGAACAAGTACTGTGTCTCTGCTGAAAGAAAGCGGATCTTTAAGTTCAACAGCGGCTTCCAGCTCATAGCAGCTTTTGGTGAAGACGGGATTCTCGGGTGGGATAACCTACACGTAGCTAACCCCCGGGACGTTGCGTATGACCCTGACGCGGGGCTGGTGTACGTAGCCGATCACTTCCAGTCTGGGTCTGGGCTCGTTGGCCGGGTACTCATCCTGGACGCAGCGGATCTCTCTTACGTAGACGAGTTCACCTTGACTGGACCTGGGACGGGCATGGCTTTCTTCCCAAGCGCATCAACTACCGGGAAGCTTTATGTGGCCGGGCAGAACCGCCTGACTAAGATCGCGCTTCCGGTTCCCGCTTCCCGCTCCGATGCCACGAACTGGACTACGGATTGGAGCGTGACAGCTCTGAGCGGTACCAACCTGCTGCACTGCCATGACGTGGAGGTTAACTCCGCAGGGACCATCATTTACGTTGGAGACTTCCTGGCTGGGAAGATCTTCAAGGTTGACCCTTCGGGCGGGACTCCTTCGGTGACAGCGACCGCCAACCTCGTTTCTCAGGGTAAGACCGCTGTTTACCCTGCTGCAATCGGGGTGACCGCGCCGTACGGCATGTGCCTAGATTCCACCGGTAACCATCTGTACGTTTGCGGTGGTTCGATCGACGGGACAGAAACAGCCGGTGTCATCCGGGATATTGATACCGCGACGATGAACGCAGCGACAAACGACCTATTCGACAATCAGAACTGGCCGAGTGGCGCTTGGCCGTTCAATATCCGTCTGGCAGCGAATGGGGATCTTTACCTCAGCCTGGCGAACTCGGACACTTTCCTTGTGTACGAACAGCCGTTCACTCCTGCCACCGGGAACATCTCAACGAACTTCCTGTATGACATCGCGGATCTCCCGCTGGATATCGACCTGGATCTCGCAGTGGAGTGGGAGAACGTCCGAGCCGTACACCTTAAGGATGACATTCTCTACGTAGCCGACTTGACTACTAACACTATAACTTCTGTGAACGCCGAGAGCCTCTTGGTTCTTGGACAGATTGGTTCTCCTGCCGTGGTAGGCCGGGGCAAGGCGTCGATGGCAGGCCCGGGCGGGGTTGTTGTGGACGGAGACGAAATCTGGTTTGCAGACACGTATAACAACCGAATTGTCCGGGGTTACCGGCATTTCCCGAACGTCGAAAAGGGTACTGGGCGGATCACCTACCTGATTGCCCCGCCTGCGACGATTACGTGTACCTACCAAGCGCGGTATGCTCCTTATCAGGGGTACTGGCGCTTCCTTGATTCCGCAGGGATCTATGGACGGCATTTCGTTTCGGACAACAACCTGCTCTATATCACCACGCTAGGTAGAGGTACTCCGACAACCGTTACTCAGGACGGAGGTATGGGCTTCTACGCGAACATGCTGGCTCACCTTCCAACACCTATTGACTCCCCGAATAAGTCTCCTCGGGTTACGGACGAGTATATCTTCGCCCCTGAACCCCTCCCGATCACTGGAGAAACCGGAGGTACGCCATTCGTCCGTCTGCCGGTCATCAACCGGTATCCGGCGTCGGCCCAGGAGATCAATCCTTATTACGGCGGTGGGTCTCGCTTCGACTTCAATCGGGTACTCTTCATCCAGGGGCCGGGGCGGGCAGGAAGCACTGAGTGGGGCGGAAGTATCCCGCTGGATTACTCACAGCGCGGATTTGAAGCAACAGGGACTTTCGCGGGGTTTGACACCTTAGAAACCTTCCCGCTGAAAACGCTGTCCATCCCGCGTGTCATCTTCTCGACGGCGATCGTAGAGATTAATGGTGAGGGATACCTCGTAATCTTTGCCACGTACAAGGCCGAAGAGCGCAACAGACTTAATGACGGGACGCCTGTTGTGGCGGATCTCTTCCGTCTCTACGGCAACCCTGGGATCAAGACCCGGTACTAAGGAGTCATAGATGCCTTACGCTGTATTTTCCAAGCGCACTGGGATCATCTCACGGATCGTTCATGATCTGGCGAGCCTTCTCCCCAGTGAATCGTCTATCGAAGTCACGGATGACATTGCCTTCCCGAAGTCTATCAAGACCAATGTCATCGGGCAGCGGATTAACACCAAGGGCCTTCGTCTCTTTGACGAGGGGGGCGGTGTCCCTACTATTAAGCCTTATCACCGTGCTTATGATGCCGCAGACCGTGTTATTCATGTAAAACACGAGCCGCTGTTTATTAAAACTTCGGACTTGTCGGGAGACCCGGTAGAAGAGTTCGTGGACGTACCGATCTACACTCACCCCTTTGCCTGGACCGCCTCCGATCTTGCACAGGTTAAGTATGAATCCATTCTCGCTGAGAACTATCCATATCAGGTAGTAATCGGAGAAGAGTTCATCACTACTGACCACATCAGTTCGGGCAACTCTTCCGGGTATATCTTGAGCGAAGGGAAGTGTCTGTTGTCCCCTGGGGGCATCTTGGAGACGGAGGAGTTCTCTTTCGAAGCTCCAAAACGGATTAGCACTTCCCCAACAACATACAACTCCGCGATGCAGTACGTCTTCGACACTTACTACTTTTCGACAGAACCCGACTTCCCAGCCGGAGTTCGGGTTTATTGGAAGGGGCGGAAGAATTCGGACGGGAACCTCATGGGGTCCTTCCAGACGATGATAACTGACGAAGAGATGCCGACTACCCAAGACGGGGCCTCTACGGTTACGCCCTGCACCGGGATCATTGTTCGCATCCAGAATTTGACAGCCGATATGTTCGAGATCGAGAATTTCATGCTCTTTCTGCGCTTACGTAATGTGCCTTGATAGGAGGTAAGATGGCTTTTATTGCTACTGTTGTGGATATGCCTCAGCTCCGAAGATCAAACTGGAGCCCGCGTAACCCGAAGACCCCGGAACCGCCTATTATTGAGCCCCCGGGTAGAGTTCCTATCAAGCCCAAGGCTTCGTGCGGGTTTGACCACACTTTCGTCAAAAACATGCCCGCTGGCCCGAGTGGGAAGGGGCGGAAGGCCATCCTATATCGTTATCCTTGCCGCCGCACTACGGCCCGGCAAGTACGTGTAGCGCGGTATACGAGAAATGCCCCGGCACAGCGCGGAGTTCCTCGGCAGAACCTCCCGGTTTATCGTGGGGATCGTCGTATGCGAGCCGTGACTCCTGCCCAGCGCGGGACTCGGGCTATCAATCCGAAACAGACGGTTCCTGAGGATCTGTCGTAATGGAAGGCTCTGCTGTTGAAGCCGTTCTAGAGGATGTCATTGACCGGCTCATTGAAGAGCACGGTATGGAAATTACTGTTCTGGATTGGGGCATCCTGGAAGACATAAAGGATGCCTTTGATCGCCCAAAGGATACTTCTGAAAATTCACTATAGGGATCTTTAAATAGGAGGAATCAATGCCAAGATGGTCGCACGTTGTTGTCCACCATTCTTGGACGGGTGATACGACCTTACCCGATGCAGTCGCAATAAGGAAATTTCACACGTCCTACCGCCAAGGCGGAAACATAATTACTGAAACCCAATACAACGCCCTGAAGGCGGAGGGAGCTTCGGGTCTGGTCACTCCCTGGGCCGATATCGGTTACCATAAGATCGTCGAATACCTTTCAGACGGGCGGCCTTGGGTTCTCGATGGCCGGAGTCTCATGCAACCGGGGGCGCATTGCCCACAGCAAGGGATGAACCGAAAAGGAATTGGGGTCTGCTTGGTGGGTAACTTCGATGACGCACCCCCACCAGAAGACCTCTTCGAAAAAGCTGCTGATCACGTAGCTTGGTTGTGCCGGATGTACAGGATTCCGGTTGAAAACGTTCATGGGCACCGGGAGTTCGCTTCCTTCAAGAGCTGCCCAGGGACAAAATTCAATCTTGTCTTTTTCCGTGAGCGGGTGGCGGACTACTTGAGTCTCTGGCAACCGCCCGGGAGTTGATATTAGGGTAGCACTATGGATGTTCTCTTAACGCCATTACTCGCTTTTACGAATCACATCGATATAGTTCACGTACTAGCGTTGAACTTAATTGGGTGGTCGCTCAAAGGGTGTATGCGTCACCATAATGTTCTATCCCAATGGCATGACACAATTCCTGTGGGTCTGGCGGGGTTTGGGATACTTCTAGCCACAATAGACCCCGGGCAATTCGCACGACACCCTATCATCCAGGGATTGGCCGAAGCGGGCATGGCGTGGGTACTGCATCAGGGTATCAAGAGAACGCCCGAGCGGATCAAGAAACAAATCAGCATGAAGCAGGCAGGGGATAAGGTTAAAGAGGTAACCCAAGGGGTGACTCAAAAAATTAAGTCCTTAGGAGGCTATCGTGCCCAAAAATAAGAATTCTGTTGGGCTCAGTAAAATCGATTTGCTGCTTCTACTCTGGTCGTTGAGACAGAAACTCAATAAAGCCGGAGTTAAAAATCAGGATAAGGTAGCCCTCGATAAATTATTTAAAGCGTTTTCTGAATTTATTAACAAAGTAGGCCGTAAGGCCAATGAGCCGTGGCAAGAGTTTTTTAGTGCTCAAGCTCTCGCCATGATGTCCCTGAGCACAGTGATGACACATCATGGAGGTGTGGAAATGGCAAAGATCGATCTCGGAATTACGACCAAGGAGCTGTTGGCTCTCATTCCTGGCCTTATCGGGGATGTGTGGCCGCTCTATAATGACGACCAGAAGATTTCGGCAGACGAGGGTATTATGATCGCGGCAGTGCTCTTCCGGGCGCTTGCAGAGCCAACAGACGATCAGTATGCGAAGGCTTTTTTCCTTGCGCAGGCTGAGGCTTTCGAGTCGCTCGCTCCGCTATTTGCTTCGACCGTAGAATAAGCCGGCAATAGTCTCTAATTTCTTTGGTTCTCAACCCCGCGCTGCGCGGGGTTTTTGATTTATTATGGGACTGCGCACACTGCGCGAGTGGGGAGTCCTAGAAACCAAAGGAGACAAATCGTTATGAGTCTTTCAATAACTATAGCCCTTGGTCTATCTGCTCATGAGTAATCAAAAAATAACTAGAGAGGTTTCGGAGGACGGCACCATCTCGGTCAGCGTCACTCCTATCGTTAAAAAAGAGATCACGGCGCGTTGGGTGGACTCTGAGGGGGTTCGGCACTATGGGCACACTACAGAAAAAGAACTTCGTGCGCTGGCCGATATTCCTGATAATTACGTGTGCGTTAGTATCCGCCCTAATACCTGGGCGGCTATGGACAGCATCGGCCCTTTCATATGTCATCAGATCCGGGGCTTATTCATACCCCCAGATCCTCGACTTACATCCCTGGAGAATCTGCTAGAGCTTATCTCCGGGGCCTCCCCGAAAGTTCCCTACCTGTTTTCAAATCGTCCTCCTGCTCCAGACAACGAGCGCCGAATGTTAGAGCTTTCTGTTGCAGACCCTCACCTGGGAATGCTCTGTTATGCCCCACACGCAGACTTGGACTATGATTTAGAGACTGCCGAGAAGACATATCTGTGGGCGATAGAGAATCTCCTCCATAATGGGTTGATGTATGGCCCGGTCGAGAAGATCCTGTTCCCGATTGGGAACGACTATTTGCACGCGGCCCCCACTCCTTCGGCAGGGAAGGGAAATAACTACACCACTACCAGCGGTGTTGCTCAGCCCGAAATGACGGATTGGCACCATGCCTATGAGCGTGGTGAACGTCTTTTGATCCAGGCCATTGACATGCTGAAGTCGGTTGCTCCTGTAGTGGTTCTCGAAGTCTCGGGAAACCACGATACGTATACCTCCTTTACCATGGCCAGGGTTATGAGGGCGTATTATCATAATGACCGTAATGTCACTGTAGACGCTTCCCCAAACCCCTACAAGTTCGTTCACTATGGGTGTAACCTGATTGGGTTCAAACACGACGCCAAACCTAACCAGCAGGTACGTCTGGCGGCTCTCATGGCCAACGAGTGTGCTGCCGCTTGGGCGGCAACTGATAATGGCTACCGGGAGTGGCATATTGCTGACCAACACCGTAAGGGCGTTGGGAGCATCGTGGCAATGGAGGAACAGGGCGTTTCAGTTGAATTCCTCCCGAGTATTGTCTCCCCCAATGGATGGCACCGGGAGATGACCTTTAACCACCAGAAGCGCGGGGCCATGGGTTGGGTATGGAACTATGCGACCGGCCCTGAGGCGAGAATCCAGGTCAACCTAGCGCGAAAGAAGACCCTTCAGCAGATGGGCGGAGCCTGTATCCCTTAATGCCTTCGACAAAGAAAGGACAGTAATATGACGTGGACAGATGTTTTGTGGTTGGTTGTGCTAATTCCGGTGGCGTTTATCCAGAATATGGTGTTTACTGCGGTTTCGCGCTCTAGAAACAGCGGAGACCCCCATTACCACAGGTGGTGGGCCTATGCTTCTAACGGCATCTGGCTAGTTTGCCAGTTCTTTATCTGGAAGCACTTTTGGGCAGCCTTCAGCGAAGCAGACTACTTGGCAATGGCTTGCATGGCTGTCATCTACACCATTTCTACCGCCGAGGGTTCTGTCTTCATGATGCGAGAGATGCTCAAGCAGGAATCTGGAGCCCGGAAGGTTGGGGCAGACCAGAAGCGAGAAGAAGAGTTCGCGGTAATGAAGAAAGAGCTAGGAGAGCTTAATAACATTATGGCGCGGTTTAAAGCTCGAATGGATGGCGCAGGTTTGTAAGCCTAGTTCGCAACGTTTATGTACAACCCCGGATATTATCCGGGGTTTATTGTCTGTAGAAAGGAGTTTCAAAATGGCTATTGGATGGGTTTCAGTTGTGTCGTTCGCCTGGCAGTACGTTATTCCAGCCCTTAAGGACTGTGCAGACGTGCTGATGAAGGGCACCTATGGTTATGTCAAGGACCGCGTGGATGACGTTGATGTCCTGGAAGAAAAGGGCCTGGGTAAGAGAACCCTGGTCTATGACGGGGCGCTGGAGTTCCTTGAGGAGAAGGGAATTGACACCAGCACAGTCTCATCGGCGCTTATCTATCTCCTGATCGAGATCGCAGTCGTCAATCTGAAGAAGCGGAAGAACAAGCTCCGGAAGCCTGCGAAGACTTCGATTTCGTCCTGAAATACTGATAGGGTTGACCTTTTTATCCTACTCCTCTATATTTCAGAGGTGTCGCAGGTGTTTGTGTAGTCTGGAGGCGAAATGAACACATCTAAATTACGTGAATACGTATACAAGAAGGCGCTGAAATCGTTTAGTACACCCTTGACCCAGGAGGACACCTCGGCCTTCCTGGACACCGTAATAGACGCTATTATGCAGGGACTAGTGGGAGAAGAGAGCGAGGATATCGAAGCCCCTGGGAAGGTAATGCTGCGGTCCTTCGGGACCTTCACGGTTATTACCCGTAAGGGCAGAACGTATAGTGTCCGGGGTAAGCAGGTGACTGTCCCAGACCGGAAGACCGTAGTCTTTAAACCGGGGACTGATCTTGCCCGAGCCCTGGCTAAGTTAAACGGCCAAGAAAAAATTGACGATACCCCTTGACAAGTGCATTCGGAGGGTATATCTTACGGGGTAGTTAGGTAGAGGGTTCTCTTTGGTGGTACTCAGGGACTCTTTACCACTAATCTCCTCTCGAAGGGCCACGATCCCCCCCAATTGTCGTGGCCCTTCCTTTTTTGTCTACCCCTTGACAAATGAGCTAACCGGGATTATGCTGATAATATCATGAAGTTCAAACGCTCTTCCGCTGGAACGATAGTGCGTACCGGGAGGGTTGAGCCCCCCAGGTACAGCGGTTATAAACCAGGCGACCCGGTCTCTATCGGAGTAGGGAAGGACAAGTGCCAGTTCCTTACCCCTTTCCCACAGGAGATAGAGCAAGCTCTCACAGTCCGGTATCCCGGGTATTTTTTCTCCCCACAGTATAAGTCTGGATCGTGGGACGGGAAGAAGCATTTCATAACCCGGAATGGAGTATTCCCTACGGGGCTACTACCTTTCGTCTACCACATCTTGACTACCGGGTTCATGCCTACACTAAACAGCACTAAAAAGCGGGAAAAGGTGTTAGGTACTTCATCGAAAAACGTATCCCTAAAAGTGGATAAAGACTTCGAAAATGACTTCTATCCAGGGGTCTTAAATTCGATGGAAAATGTGGGTCTATTAGAAAGCTTAAATACCGACACTGGAATTTTCGCATATCCAACTAAACAGCTTGTTTTGTGGAAGAAAATACAAGATAAAAATCCCCTTGCTAAATCTATTCTAAATCTATGTCGCTCACTCCTCTCTTCTTGATACTATTCCAGCTAGAATAATAGATCAATTTGAACCCCCGGGAGGGGGTTCAACCACAAAAGCCAAAGACCTACCCTCCCCGTCAGGGGAGGGTTCTTTGGCTTTGAGGAATCGCAGAAGACTAAGAGAGACGCCCTCCCCCGTAAGGGGGAGAAGGCTCTCGCATGTCTTCGAGAAAAGGTGTAGCTAGTCAAGCCAACCCTTCCAGAAAAATGCTTTTGGCTAGTCTCATTTAGGGGTATCTCAGTCTCAATTTCCGTGAAATTTGGCTTGGGGAAGGGGGGATACGAAAATTTTAATTTACGAACGAAGAGAGTAAATTATAAATTTTGGGGGTAGGGGTTATAGATAGGGGGGGTGTCTTATATATATAGTCTAGTATTGCGTGGGGGGGAAAGAGTTGAGACCAGGTCACCCCTATAAGGACATTGCCCATTTTTCGGTTCGGCAACTTCTTTGTTATCAGCTACTTAATTTTTTGGCCTCGGTCTCATTTTCTCACCCTCGTGTCTCAGGTAGCCGGGAAAAAAATTTTGGTTCGGGGGCTTGACAAGAGACCAGCCCTCGCATATCTTGGTTCTCCCCTGAGAGACCTCCGGGGGGAAAGGAACAGGAACTCGCCCATGAGTACCACCCAACTCCAAATCACTTCCTGGCAGCAAGTAGCAGATCACTTCCCAGGACTTCAACATCTGGCTAATTTGGAGAAAACAGGGAAGTTAGAGTTTCGATCTTACCAAGCACTGGCAGTCATGTCGGTGCTTTTTTCAGGTTTTGGGGGGGTTATTCGTTCTGCCACGGGAAGTGGTAAAACCCTGATAGCAGCCGCTATTTGTGGGGCCTTCCTCCCTAAGACTTCAGTGGTCCTGACCTCGGGACGTGCTCTCGTGGAGCAAACGTATAATGAGTTCGTAACTCTTCTAGGTAAAGATGTTGTGGGTTACATTACGACCGAAGGTTTTTGCCCGAAGGAGGTAACCGTTGCGTCCATCGACACCCTCTCTTTCTACACCGGGACCGTGCCAAAGCGGCGGGGAGTCCCGGTCATGGACCCAAAAAAGTTCAACGAAAAAAAGAAAATCTTCCTCGATTACCTAGCTAACAACGTACAAATGCTAGTATTTGACGAGTGTCACCATTCTTCCGCAGATAGTTACCAGGACATTGGAAAGTACTCGAAAGCACCGCATCGTGTTGGTTTAAGTGGAACTCCTCTCAAGCAAGACGAATTAAGTGACATGCTTCTTCTCAGTCTCGTGGGGCCGATCACGTTCGACCTGAACGCTCGGTGGCTGCAGGACAAAAAGTATCTCGCAAAAGCAAGACTCGAAATTCGCGAACTAGATTACACGTCAAACGTAACAAGAAAGTATTCGTACAACGACGCAAGAACAAATCTTTTAATCAAAAATCAAGATAGAACTGTACACATTGCAAGTGACATTGCAAAAGCCTTAGAAGAACCGGAAACACGTTTATTAGTTTTAACTGGAAATTCCGTAGAACTCGCAGAGTCTCTCGCAGAAGAACTAGATGCATTAACTAAGCCCCTTCAGAAGCGTTTAGGCTTCCGGCCTTTCGCTCTTGCAACGGGGAAGATGAATTCCAAACAAGTAACACGAGCGTTCAACCAACTTCGGCGAGGAGATCTTCAGTGTGTCATCACCACGAAGATCGCTGATGAGGGGATTGATGTTCCGGACGTTAATACCCTCTTCCTCGTCGGGGGCGGGAAGGCGTATGTGGCTGCCGTGCAACGAATCGGACGTGGTCTCCGAAAGAAGAAGGGCAACCAGGAGCTGTGGGTTGTTGATTACTTCACGCTCGGAAACAAGTATGTCGAAAAGCATGACAGGCAGCGCCTAAAGACTTACGAGGAGGAAGATTTCTTTTATGAAATCACTCGGGTATAAGTCATGTACGGGGGTTATGATTTCCCGCCGTGGGCATACGGGGAAGACGCCGAAGACTACACCTTTTGTGAGAGCAGCCTAGAGTGTTTCGTGCTGCGGATGCTGAAAACCTACTGTTCTCTCGTCCGCCAGCGTTACTCGGCTTCCCTCCCTTCAAAACGAACTACTCTGGTCCCGGGAGCCACGGACTTTCGGAAGACTCCTTACTACGAGGCTTTCTGCGAGATCGCAGGAAAACTCCAGGAGGCGGGAGTAGAGGACCCCGAGGATTTCATCGTTTACCTCTTCGAGCGTTGGTTGGTCGAGGGGAAACACGACAAGTACCTTGGGGTGTCTTTCTCCCGTCGTGGGGAGAAGGTAGAGGCGTCTTCTTCCTCGGGGTATGGCTACCCGAGTCTCCGCTTCATCCAGGAAGAGGGCGAAGAGTTTCTGGCTGACTTCCTATCGGTGTTGTCCCGAGGGTACCGCCCCAAGTATTTTATTACTCAGGGTAACCTAGAAGAGCTTTCCTCCGGGAAGATTCTCGACGAGAAGGTAGCCCAATGGGCCGCTTTGATGGAATCCACCGAAGAGGAATACTGGCGTAGAGGGATGCACTGGCACTATCCGTATCTCACCTATAACGCGGCTAAAGGCTCCAAGTCTCTCCAGAGGTGCATTCATGTGATCCGGGATGTCCTAGTGGAGCAGGGGTGCTCGGCGTTGCAGGACGTATCCTTAGAGGAGGTTTATGAGGGATTTTTGACCACTATCAGCTTGGCTGAGAAGGCATCTGCAGAGGAGACGCGAAAGAGTGTAGCCCGCTATGAGGCTGCCCGTAGAGCCGGGCAGCCCCCGGAATATCAAAATCTTCGTGTCCTCGATCCCGACTATGAGTTACTATCAGAGGTGGATCGAGAACGAGTACTGGCATACCGAGATGCCGTCCTCCGTGGTGTGGACGTTACCGCGCCCAGGGTACAGCGGGAAATTGAGGATCGGGTGAACCCTGTTGACACAGAGCACCCTGATACAATTCTCCACGCCTTGTACGGGGTTGGTTGTCCGAGGAGAGTGGACGGGTCTCGTGTTGATGTAATTGAATCCTAGGGGGGATAAATGGTGCTTCAGGTCGCTCGTAAAAATCTCAAGCTTCTAGAACCCGCTTTCAAGAAGGATGCCCTGGCCTACCTTTTTCAGGACAAGTTGGCTGCCCGCTCTGTGGTGGAGAACATCCCAGACGACTTCTACGAGGAAGACCCTGATTTGGGTATCGTCTTCCAGATCTTCAAGCATTTTGTCGTGACCTACGGGGATCGCCCTCGGCGGCATGAGATGGAAGACGAGATCCTTTCGTGGTGTAAGAAGTTCAAGTACGACGATACTCGCACTAAGGCCGTTCTGTTGTCGTTCAAGGAGATTTGGAACCGGAAGAACTACACCGCCTCGCGGGTAAAGGACAAGCTGTTCGACGCCATTACCGCTCACCATATGTACGTGGTAGCGACACAAATCGACGAATACGTTGATGAAGGCAAGTATGACGAGCTTATCCAGGCCTTCTCCAGGGCGCGAAATACTGGTTCCGAGGAGCCGGAGATCATAGAGTATTGGGGAGATGCGACTGAGCGGGCATTGCGGAGGAAGCTCGGGATAGGGCGGGTCATCCCTACGGGCATGGCGGCGCTGGATAAGCTTATTTCGGGTGGTGTTCCTCCTGGGGCGTTGGCGATGCTCATGGGGGCGTCGGGACACGGGAAGAGTGCGCTCCTCGGGCAGTTCGCTTTGGCTTCGTCGCTCGCGGGGTATAAGACCGCATATATCACGCTGGAGCTGAGCCAAGACCAGATCATGGGGCGGATGGACGCTCATAACTCGGGTATTCCGCTGGATGCCATCCCGGTCAAGGGGGCGAAAGTGGTGTCCGAGATCGCGGGGGTGTTCGCCACCAATAGCGTCCCTCCGGGGGAGCTTTACGTACAGTACTTCCCCACGAAGAGTATCTCCATCACGCAGGTAGAAGAGTATCTCGACCGGTTACGGCGGGAGCGGGGAGTCACTCTGGATGCGTTGTTCGTAGACTATCTGGGGCTGATGCGGATGGTGGGTTCCTATCAGAGCCAGTGGGAGGCCCTCCAGGAGAACTGCTCTCTCTTGCGAGGGGTGGCTGGGAAGTATCAGATGGTTATCTGGACCGCGGATCAGACCAATCGTGGGGGCATGGGGAAGGAGATTGTCGATATGGATGACATCTCCGGGTCCTTCGGGAAGGTGTTCCCCTTGGATTTGATGATCAACATCTCACAGACCAAGGCCGAGAAGTTGAATGAGGTGTTCCGCCTTAACATCGCTAAGTCCCGGCTTGGCCCGGCCAACAAGCAGGTCTGGGTGGAGCCTAACTTCGCGCTGATGCGCTTTGAGGGCGTAGACGAAGATGAGGCCAAGCGGCGTGGGCTGGTGGTTCGTGCTGTCGGGAGTAAGAAGAAGGCTGGTGGCGGTCTCCATCAAATGATGGGGACACAGGGGCCGTAGTATGGCTAGAGCAACTCGTCCTGCGATCTTTGTACGCTTGATCCACCGGCTGTGGCCCGGGTATAAGCTGGAGAAACAGGGGCAGGAGTACATGGTCCCGTGCCCCTTTTGTGCTTCGGAGAAGCTGAAGTGTGCCATTAACCCGGGCAAGGGCGTGTTCCAGTGCTGGGTGTGTGGAGAGCGGGGGCCTACCTCTAAGTTTCTTTACCACCTCAAGGATCTTCAGGTTATCCGGCAGAGGGACATCGACGCGATCATTTTAGGCTCTAAAACGCCCTCTAAGCTCTCGGACCTCGCCCCCATGGAGATGCCTGCCCCTCCCCCGCAGGAGATACTGTGGACGCCACAGCGCCCCTGCGTGTTCCCTCCTGGTGTTTTTCCTCTCTATGTCGATGAAGAGCGGGATAAACTTCAGAACCAGATCTACGCGAAGTCTCTGGAGTATCTGGCTCGACGAGGGGTGGGCCGGGGGGACGTTAGGAAGTATAGGTTGCATACCTGTTCAAACTTCGGGTCCCCTTACCACGGGCATATTTTCATCCCGTGCTTGGGGCAGTTTGGGCGGCAGGTGACCTTCTGGACGACGAGATCGATCCTCCCCAACCCCCAGCCCAAGAGTTATCACGCCAGTTCCAAGTACTCTCGGTTCTCTGCGAAGAGCATCATCATGAACGAGCATCTTGTTACAGGGGACACGGTGGCGTTGTGCGAGGGGCCGTTCGATGCTTTTTCGATCATGAAGAATGTTGGAATCCCGGCCATACCGCTTTTGGGTAAGACGTTTCATGCCTTGCATAAAACCTTCTTGGAAGAGAGAGGGGTTAAAACCGTTTATGTCTGCCTCGACCCGGATGCCGTAGCCAGCGTGAATGGTATCGTGACCAAGATCAGCGTAACCCCCAAGATCGTGTATCTCCAGGACGGAGACCCGAATGATGTCTCGGCAGAAACATTAAGGGCCGCATTCGAAAATGCGACCCTGTCTCCTAGGAGCAAATTTAGTCAGTTAGCGGCTACCTTCCTGCCAGAGATGCCCCAATCTTAGACGGGCTCAGTTTCCCCTGAGCGGCTTTCGTGGTGGACTTAGCGGCGCTAATAAGCGCTCTATGTGGGGCAAATCCGATCTTGGACCCCGCGTGGATGGTCATCGCTGTCCCAAGACCTTCGGCTATTCTTGTGGCGTACTCACGCATATCCTCGGATACCCGAGTGTTGGTCTTGGTCGGGGATTTAAGGCTACCGAGCTTCTGAGACTTCTTAATGTCAAAGGGTTTTGACCCAAACCTCATGTTGGCAACATGAGCGTTGGCGAGGGCGCTTTTTTTGTAGGCTGCCCGGGCGGCTCCCATATCTTTCGGGGAGAAGGTGTTATTGCTTTCTCGGATGTCTTCTTGGGCATAGGTTTGATACGGATAGCGGGCTTGTTGCGTCATCTGCCGTTGCTTTTCCCAACGCTGTTCCTGCTTCTGTTGGATTTTATGGTTAATGGTGTTACCCACAGCGCCAACAACAGCTCCTCCGGCGATGGTTGCGGCAGCGCCCTTAGCGAACCCGAGGGTTGCTGCCTGGAAGGGCTTATTACGCTGAAGTGCTCCCATTTTGATGCGGCTCAGGCGGAAACGAGCATTTGCGGCCTTGAGTGCCTGAGACCCCGCAGCTTTTAGCCCCCCGGTCTTGAAAGCGCCACCGACTTTCCCGGCTTGCCGAGCAATAGTGGCTCCCTGGCTCTTAAGAACAGTCCCGGCCATTTTTGCACCACCTACTGCTATTTTGGCAGCGGTTGCCCAGATCTCGGTCAGGTCTGTGGGGTCGTAATAGTCTTCCTGGGTTTCTGGGGAGGTATTCTTTCGGTTGATCATTTTGTTGGATAACCTGTCCGCTATACGATTAGTAGCGTGGTTAACTAGAAGATTTCCCCCTAGAGCGAGGGAGGAACCGCCAAGATACTTGGCTTGTTTGAGCTTTCTGGGCCAAGAGTTGGGCTCAGCTTGGTATGCAGCACGGCTTTTTCCGAGCATGTTGGCGATGTGTACGCTGTTTGGTAAGGCCATATCAGATTCTCCAATAAGTATCCCGGAAAATAAAGCGTTTTTCCCAGAAACGTTTGTGGGATAGGTAATTTGCACCGCCCCAGAAAACTTTCTGGGCGTCCCAGAAGTGCTCGTGGGACGGTTTTTGGGGTGTAAATACCCTGTTTCTGGGATTTTACGATCAATTGCGTTACACATGCAATAATAGGGGGTACCCCCGTAGGGATATTCGGGCGGATAGTCTCTCCGGGGCGAGATCCTGAGACTACCTGAGACAATCAATCGGGGTAGGCATGTTGACGGGAGCGTTAGGGTTTACGCGAGCCACGAGGTGTGCGCGTGGGCGCACGCGCCTGGTAGATACCCCGTGTCTCTCTATGTCTTACCGGTAAGATACTTTTTTCCTGCGGTGATTTCACCGTTTCTATCAACCGATGTCGTTTGCCCCTACTGCGTGCGGATTATTCACTCCTGCGCTGGTAGCGGCGGCGGCGAAACCGCTCTCGAAAGGAGCCTCCAATGGCACGTAAGTCCCAGAAGCAGTCCGCGACCGTTTCCATCTACCTGACCCTCGAAGTTTTCGTGGCTCGGGGCGTCAAGCACCTCCAGAACATCTTCCTCGACCCCGGGATGCCTCTCCTGACCAAGGCCGCCGAGACCGCCCGCGCCGAGGGCGTCCGGGACTGGGTCGGTTTCTCGGACGAGAAGGTGACCGAGCTGGTCAACCACCTCCTGGAGGAGGCGAAGGCCGAGAAGGACATCTACCGCCGCCGGGGCATGTACGGCGTCGCCCGGCAGATCAAGGGCCTCCAGGCGTACAAGGCCAAGGCCGGGAACAAGGCCCAGTACCGGCTCACGGCGGTGCTGCAGGGTCACTCGCGCCGTAACCAGAAGCCCGTGGCCGAGGCGGAGTCCGTGGCCTGCTGAAGCCTAGTGCTACCTTTAAGCCCTCCTGCGGGAGGGCTTGCTAGGTGTCACTTCGCTCCAATTACCAACAGTCGTAACCGCTCTCGAAAGGAGCCTACCGTGGAACATCACAAGCACTCCTGGACCAATGGCAGCTCAACCCACGTTTTCGTAATCTGCGGCCTCACCCTGGCCTTCGGCTGGATCGGTAACTGCGTCAAGAAGCCCGCCCTGGCGTTCATCCGCAACTTCCACCACGACTTCGAGGTCGTCTACTTCGGGAAGCGGTTCGAGACCCGCTTCGCGTTCCCGAGCCTCGACCCCCGGTCCTGGTACTGGAACAGCGAGTGGCTCGCCTACAAGTGGGGCGAAGGCCCGTCCGACGAGGAATTCGAGCGCACCGGGTGCGATATGTTCATCTACCGAGGATGGCTCGGGCAGCACGTCTGGTAGTGCCACCTTTAAGCCCTCCTGCGGGAGGGCTTGCTAGGTGTCACTCCGGTACGACGATCAATCTTGCGACGAAAAGGAGATGGAGTATGCGATGGTAGGTATCGAGAAGATTCGCCTGGGAGACCGCACAGTCATGGAGTTCTTCAACGAGTGCCGACAGCTCATCGTGGGTCGAGGAGATAAGGTCCTCGATTACCGGGAGCAACCTCCCCAGGAGATGTATCTCCTGGAGACCGAGTCGGCGAGGATGAGTCTGTCCATAAAGAGCAAAGGTGGAGAGACCATCAGGATCGAGAGCCTTGTCCCCGATGGCCCCCGTGAGCGGAAGTCCGTTTTCACGATGGCTACCTACGGGGATGGGGGGCTTCTGTCCGTGGGGCTCACGTACTTCCCGTTCTGAGTCAGCGTCGATTCACGCGTATCTTGTCAATGCTTGGTAGGAACCCAACCTGCTCACGAAAGGAGCACTCGTATGTTCACCACTCTCACCCCGGCCCAGATCGCGATCTTCGGCGAGTTCCGCAACCACATCGAGGAGACCCTCAAGAGCCACACCAAGGGCATCAAGGGCGGCAACCGGCTCGCCAAGGACAAGAAGGCCGTGTCCTTTTTCCTGGACCTCCTCGTCAACGTCTCGCGGCAGTCGAAGCTCAGCCGGGTCCTCAACAGCCAGAAGGCGCTGGAGGAGCGGGGCTTCACGAAGTCGAACATCCAGAAGGCCCGCACGACCACCCGCTGGGGCAAGCAGGTCCGGGAGCTGGTCACCCGGCCCGATGGTTCCCCGGACTACCTGTTCACCCCTCGGTGTGCCGTCATGTACACCACCGAGGCGTACCGGAAGCTCCGTGCCGAGGAGACCGGTTCCACCACCCCGGAGACGGTGTACGTGCTCCCCTGGAAGTACGTCCCGAGCGACATGCAGGAGAAGATGGGGAACCAGTTCCCCCGGCCCACCAGCAAGGACGGCAAGCCGTACCCGGTGTTCACCCCGGTCGGCATCGGCGTGGTCGTGAAGCAGGGCAAGGTCGTGGACGGGGTCCGTCGTCAGTGGGCGCGGCTCCAGTTCCTTGTCCTCGCCAAGTACGGCGAGCGGAGCGTCGTGATCCCCGACATCATCATCTGGGACCGGGAGGCGTGTGACGGCAAGAACGTGATCCAGCGTCTCGCCGAGGTCACCGGAGCCCCCGAGAATGTCATCCCGTACTGGCCCGAGGAGGCCGAGACCGAGCAGGCCCCGGCTCCCCTGGCGCAGGCGGCTTCCACTCAGGCCGTTCTCCAGAACGACTTCAACTTCGCCTTCTAGGCTAATCTAACGGGAGGGGCTTCGGCCCCTCCTCTTTTTCGAAGCCCTCCTGTACGGAGGGTTTCGGAAAGGATTTGAACCATGAAGTGGTACGACAAGCTCAAGTACAGGGACTTCATCTCCAAGGCCCTCGACCCCGAGGTCGAGTGCCCGCCGAACTGGCGTGAGGAGGTGAAGGGCATCCACGCCATCATGCAGCCTCTCTTCGAGTTCTTCCTCGCGTCCATCCCCCCCGAGGAGCGCCCCGAGGACAAGCATGTGTTCTACGGGTTGCTCACCCGTTGGGGGTCGGACACCGGTCTCCTCACCGACGAGGAGTACAGCAAGGTGCGCTATTGGCTGACCAACTTCGAGTTGGGCTAGAAAGGAGCACGCTATGGCGAAACCGATCTGCAAGTGTGGTGCTGTCCTCGAAGAAGGCTGCTTGGGGATGCTGTGGTGCTCCAACTGCGGGTGTGACTAGGAGATGCCCGAGGAGGCTACCCCCGAGACTCACCCGGAGTACTACATGACGATGACCGTTCTGTCCAAGGAAGAGGCGGACGAGATCCGCGAGTAGTTTTCCGTCAAGGAGGAACACGACATGGAAGACCCTGTCAAAGAGCTGACCGAGCAGGAGTTCCTGGAGGAGTTGCTGTGGCAGCTCGTCTCGGACGGGAAGATCCACCCGGAGCACGGCCCCGAGTGCAACTGCATCTACGGGAAACTTCGACGGCGGATCGGAGTGGAGCGGGCGAAAGAGGTCGTGGCGAGCGCCAAGCCGAACGCGCCGTTGCCGATGGACGAGTCCATCAGCGTGTACGCGATGACGCCTTTCCCGGCGAAGGCCAACCCGTTCCACCATGACAAGGCCCGCATGGGTATTCGTCTCGGGACCAACGTCATCGTCATGTTCTCGAACCACCCGACCGAGCGGATGCAGGATCTCGTCGTCTACAACCAGTCCACCGGGGCGAGAGCCCTCATTCAGTTCTGGCAGTAGCGACCATGCGCTGCTCCATCGTTGAGGCAACTTACGGGGTTATCGGCCACCATAACGGGGACAGTGGCGTCCTGTACTGGCACGACAATGAGTTCGCTGCCTACGCAGAGGCGAGACGAATCCGTCTCGAAGGGGGGGATGTCCGCGTCGAAAAGTATGATAATATTAACTTCAAGACAGTTCAGGATGCGCTTTGGGGAAAGGAGCCGTTATGAGTGGAGAGCCCGTGAAAACGTTCTTTTCGGACAAGGAGCTGGAAGACCTCAAGAAGCACGCCTACAAGGCGGGGGCCGAGAAGTTCAAGGAAGAACTCCTGGCCGAGCTGCGCTGTCGGCAAGCCGCCTTTCTGAGGGAGATCCAGGACCTGACCGTACGTGAGGCCACCGTCTCTCTCGCCATCGACGACATCCGTATGGTGTGGGAGGAAGACTTCGAGGAGAAGGAGGATGTGTAACTACCCCACAGTCGGGTCACTCACTCAGTGGGCTTGGGAGGCGTATTGGTCTCAGCCCTTTTTCGATTTCGCCTTGGAGGCGTAGGACCCAATCAACCCTCCTGTACGGAGGGTTGTTCGGATCACTCGCCAAAGTGGTCTAATACAATCTTGGAGGCACGATATGGCATTCGTAGGACGTATTCACGCATCCATCAACCGGTACGGACAGGAGACGATTAAGTCACTCCGTCCTCTCACGCGGGTGGAGATCATTCATCTCCGGACGTGCCACAACGCAGTGAGCGAGACGCTTTACCCGGAGCGTTCGCCCATTCGGAAGCTCGTGACGGTGTCTCCGGAAGACCTCAATGGGAAGAAGTGACATTATGACCCACAGTTCAGATCCTCGTGTTCGAGTGAGGCTTTGTGCCCGATACACAGTTTCCAAGTGGGGGGTGGCGTCATGACCGACAACTTTGGGCGGATAACCAGTTACCCGAAGGTATATAACCTGGGGCACCCGGCCATCGCAAACCTATTTGATGGCCCTGATGTGGTCGTCGAAGAAAAGATTGATGGCAGCCAGTTTTCCTGGGTCTTAATCGACGGCGTTGTCTACTTCAGAAGTCGCAATAGCCCTCTCTATCCTGGTGCCGCTGGTATGTTTGAAAAGGGGGTCCAAGCCGTGCTGGGGATTCAGCACAAATTGAACCCCGGTTGGGTTTATCGCGGAGAGTATCTCAGTAAGCCCAAGCACAATTCCCTCAAGTACGACAGGGTGCCTAAGAATTACGTTATCCTGTGGGATATTATGATTCAGGAAGAAGCCTACCTTGCTCGCTCAGTGAAAGAGACTATGGCCGAGCAAATAGGTTT